ATGAGATGGGTACCGGTAAAACCGTTACCAGTATCTATGGGTTTGAGAAAATGAAGCATGAAGGTAAGGCGAAAAAAGCTCTTGTCATTGTGCCTTCCGGTCTTCGAGACAACTTCGCCAAAAACGGTATTGAGAAGTTCACCAATAGTACTTGGCAGGCGATTGGTTCTTCCTCTGAGAAGTCTAAGAAGGCTGGGTATATCAGGCCTGGGGAAGAGTCCGACAAAGATTACACAGTAATAAGCTATGCGATGTTTCGGCGTGATCCAATTGGGTACATGAAGCGAACAGGCGCAGATACGATTATCGCGGACGAGTTCCACAAGACTAGGAATGAACGGGCTAGCACATACCAAGCCCTGGCCTCTGCTCGTGTGTTGGCTACAAACTTCATGGGGCTGACCGCCTCGATGATTAATAATAATCCTTCGGAGTTGGCGACCCTGCTTACCTTATCGGAGGGGAGGCGGGACCTAACACCAAGGCAATTTAAGCGCCGATATACCCAAACGATTGGATTCACCAAAGGATTTAATGACGGTCGTAAAAAGATCGTTGGGATGAAAAATGTTGATGAGCTACGGGAGCGGACAGGGACAAAAGTAGACTACGTCGAAACCAAGGACTTGAAAGGCAAGACGATGCCTAAAAAAGATATTGAGACAGTCCCTGTCCCAATGTCTAAGGAACAGTATCGACTGTATCAACTGTCACTAAACAAGCTCGGCCCAGTTAAGAAGTATATAACCAAGAAAGACCCAAACATCACTGTGCGAGAAGCCAAGATGATTTTTGGGCAGATTTCACAAGCCCGACAAGTCGCTAACTCTCTCCAAACTGGGCGAAGTGATGTGACCCTTGCCGAGTCATCCAGAAGAACTCCGAAGGTGAACAGGCTCCTAAACGACACAGAAAAACACTTGGCAGATAAGTCAGACAACAAGGTTGTTTTATATTCGAACCTTGTTCGTGGTGGGGTGGATGTTCTATCTGCCGGGTTAAAAGAACGAGGAATCCCCCACTCTGTATTCGTTGGTAAAGGCACAGAGGTGGGTGGTAATAAGGTTACAGCCGTCTCCAGACAGGCTGGAGTTCAGGAGTATAAGGCCGGGAAAAAGCGGGTAATCGTCATCAGTGGTGCTGGGGCTGAGGGGCTCGATCTTAAGAACTCAACGGCATTTTTCTCTTTAGATGGGCACTTCAATCCACAACGCGTTTTACAAGCAGAGGGTAGGGCTAGAAGACTTGGTGGGCAAAAACATCGCGCATTAGAGGACCGCATTGTGAATGTAAGGCGCTACCAGAGTGTCGCGCCAGACAGTGCAAAGCCTGGGTTTATTGGTCGAGTGTTTGGGAAGACCACCCCAAGAACAACAGATCAATGGATGGATAGCGTTGCTAGCCGGAAGTACCAGCAGCAAGAGCAATTCTATAAAGCCTATAAGCAGAAAAAGCATCTGTATAAATACACAGACCAAAGCGGGAAAACTAGATATGTCTACGCCAAAAAAACCAAACAAAAATCCCCTGGACTCTTTTCTCGGATCTTCTCTAGAAAGCGAACTCCTGAAGCTAGCCCAATCCAAGCCCCCAAACCTACGACTGTCGGATAGCAACGTAAAATGTGACGGGTGCAGTAGCTTTGCTTACAAATCTGGGAGAAGCTGGCGGGGTGATGGTGATTGCTCTAAATACGGCGGCTCTCCTGTCCGGGCAGACTTCGTATGCGATGACTTTGAACCGGTGCAGGAGTAGTTATGGATTTGCCTCTCATATTAACCAACTATAGAGCGGAGCTAGAAAAGACCGCCGCCACAGCAGCCCTCAAAGCTATTCGTGCGCTGGTTAATGCGGGGAAGATAGGTAAGGCTGAAGCTTTGGCGACAAACCTCATCTCCAAGGGGGCGCTCAAAACATCGAAACAGGGCTCACAACTTAGATTCCTAGGGTCTGGTAGCGAGGGACCTGCGCACCTAGTCATTGGCGCTAAAGACGCACCAAGCAAGGTACTTGTACGAAAAATGCTAGACCCGAGAGGGGCCATCTTCAGTAAAGAACAGGCTGCTACCAAGTTCAACACCCTACGCCGCTTGAGAGCTAATCCGGCTGCTGATGGCGGACATAAACTATCCAAAGGCAGCGACTCCTTTGCGAAGCTGGTGAGTAATAAGCTCCACAAAACCCCAACAGGGGGGAGGTACTATCATTCAGAGTATGTGCCTGGGAAAGACCTTTACCAGACTGCGATGCAAGCGCGGGGGCTACCAAAAGCCACAAAGGCTGGGCTTCCAGGGCTTCATGATGCCTCTGTTTTGGCCGGTAAATCTCATCTAGGAAAGCGCCCCGGCTCTACGATCAAAGACGCGCTTAAAGGAAGAGCGTCTAGAACTAACCGAGCCCTAGAACAATCCAACGCAACAAACATCATGGTGACCCCTTCCGGGAAACCCAAGATTGTGGATTTTTATGTCTCCCCCAAAGACAGTTTTCATGCCCAATCTGCCGTTAGAGCCTCGACCAGTACTCGCACAGTTAAGGGAGGGGGGAAAGCGCCCTCCCCAGCCCTGGTTAAAAAACCGAGCCCCGGAATTCTTGCTCGTCACAGAGCAGCGGCGTGGCGTGACCGCGTCCCAGGCGCAAACACGACCGTGGCAGATGTCCCCGCAGCAGGAGGCCTCCGCAGTGCTGATACAGTCAACACCTTGAGAGGGCTTGGTCCCGGCTCCCCCAGAGCAGGAGCCACAACCAAGGGCCGGTGGACAGGAAAGCAACCTCAGGGGTCAGGACCACCAAGGTCAGCAGAATATGAAAAGATGATGCTTGACGAGGTTGGTTCTCGCAACCAAAGGATGCTTAGGGCCATGCATAACAGGGTCGCAACAGGGGCCACCAACCCTGCGAGCCCTAAAGCCCTGTCTGGAGTCGCCTTCCCCCCGATAAATCCCTTCGGGGCGACAGTTCCGAAGGGGCTTCCATTTGCCAAGACACAACCCGCCCGTACCCCCCTAAGGAGTCGTTAGATGAAGACACGACTTGTGGCTAAGAAAAATGGGAGGCTAAAAGCCTCTCACTCTTCCAGGCCCGCAGCTTCACGGACCTTGGCAGGGATTCTGCATGTGACGTCTTTGGGATATCTTTCTATAAAAGCTAGGGCCTCTGGCTTCGTTGGGGTGCCCATGAAACAGCGAATACTGAGCCATTCATTGAGCTTATCATCTACGGGCAAGCCATCATCGAATAGAGCCAAAAGCTTCTCAGGTATCGGGGTAATTTCCATCCCTTCTTTTGAGTTTGGAATATACATAGTTAGCCTCCTATCATCCTTCTTATGCCAGATTCAGTCCCGTCTCTTGCCATACCAGATTGTTATTTTCCCGTATTTCGCGTTAATACGTACTCGGCCCTTGGGGCCTAAGGCATCTCTAAGGAAGGCGTCTAGTAATTTTTTAGCTTGTGGGTCTAGTGGGGCCCACACGGTAAGCGTGTAGGTTTTCCCATGACTCTCGTACGACAACAGATCGTTACCGATAGCTCTGGAAAGTGAGGCAATAACTCTTTTGAAGGCTACGTCATCCATGATTAAAGTTCACGATAGTGACAACCCAGAATGGACACCGTTATCGATGTTCCCGTCTGAGTTCGTTAGCTCATTTGTGAATATTGCCTCAGGCGGGCACCTGAGCAAATTCAGTTTTAAAGGACGGCAGTACCTTCTACCCATTTACGACACTCCTGCTCGTAGGGTTTTGCTCTTGTGCGGTCGTCAGGTAGAGAAAAGTACGACCCTTGGGAATACTATGCTGACGCACACAATGCTTCAACACCATTTCCGAGCTTTGTTTGTGAGCCCTACCCAGCAGCAAACTGAAACGTTCTCTAGGGATAGGATTGCAACCCCAATTGAGGTGTCGCCCCACTTGCAAGTTTTCACTAGGGGTGACCACACAAAAAATAACGTTTTATATAAGAAATTTATTACCGGGTCCGATCTGACCATGCGGTATGCATTTCTGCACGCTGACCGCGTTCGCGGTATTTCCGCTGACATGTTATTGCTGGATGAGATTCAGGACATCCTCACAGAGGTTATCCCAGTAATCGAAGAAGCCCTGTCTCACTCCCCTATCAAGCTTCTTAGGTATTCTGGGACACCCAAGAGTGTTGATAACACGATTAGTTATTACTGGAACCAGTTCTCTACAATGAATGAGTGGGTCATCCCTTGTGATAGCTGCAATAAGTGGAACGTTATAGGGATAGACAACGTCGGCCCAGAGTTCCTTATGTGCTCGAAATGTCACTCAAAAATACATCCGGACCACCCTAAGGCTCAATGGGCTTCGATGCGTTCTCCCCAGTGGTTGAGCAACCCCCCAATTGCTGAGCCATTCGAGGGATACAGAATCCCGCAAGTTATTACCCCCTGGGTGAGTTGGGATGAAATTTCGGATAAGAGAAAGAGGTATTCTAAGGCGCAATTCTACAATGAGTGCCTGGGGTTACCATACGATTCCGGTTCCAAGCCTCTTACGAAAGAGAGCCTTATGGCTTGCTGTGACCCAGGAAGGTCTATGAAGCAAGTGGAGCAGTTTGCCCTAAGAAATAAAGTGTTCATGGGCATTGACTGGGGAACGGCTGAAAATTCCTACACGGTCATGACTGTGGGTGCGTATATAAAAGATCGGTTCCACGTCCTTTTATTCAAACGTTTTGAGGGTGAGGAAGCTGAGCCAGAAAAGATGATGAGCACTATTAGTAGTTATATTGATCGTTTTAAGGTAGACACAGTTGGTGTAGACTACGGTGGTGGGTTTGACAGAAATGACAAACTTATTAGAACATTTGGGATTCGCCGGATAGCAAGGTATCAGTACGTAAACACAAAAAAGATTTATTTTGATAAGAGCCTTCACCGATTTATGGTGAACAGGACAGAGGCCTTAATGGCTATTATTAACGCTATAAACAGAGGTGACGAATTTGTCTTCCCCAAGTGGGAAGAGATTGAGTTTCCTTTTGGAAGCGATATGTTATCTGTGTTCACAGAGTATAATGAGGCTAGGCGCACAACGGTGATCCAGAGAACGCCGGGAACAACTGATGATACATTGCACTCATTGGCGTATTGTTTTTTGGCATCTATGATAAAGCACCCAAGACCTGATATTATCACCCCAATAGGGGATCGGGAAGAAGGGGCTAGAAGAGGTTAAACATGGAAGACTTAGAATCGTATTTGCTAAACAAGGATGATACAGGGGTGACTCGCTCAGAGTTACGTCACTTTGGGAAGCAGGCAGCAGTCCGCTACATTCAGAACGAAACCCCCTTGAATGACTCAATCAGTGAGTTTGCGAAGGAGGCTGGTCTTAGTCTTGAACAAATTAAGCGCGTGGCGGAATACGCAAATAATGATACCTTCGCGACCATGTTTAAGCTTGGGTTTGCCAAGAACATCACTTTTCCTATGGCCGATGCAATCGCTGTTTCACAAACAATCAATGCGCCGAAGGTGAAGACCGCGTCTGTGAATAAGCCCCACATCCCCCAAAGAATGAAGTACGTCCCTGGTCAAGAGGGCGTTGATTTAGAGAATATTTTTGGTTCGGGCGAAGAACTAGAGAAGACCGCCCAGTACGCGGACCCTGACATTAGTGAGGCCACAAGAAATTTTTTGGATGCTCATACAACCAATAAGAATGCTGAGGCCACCAAAGAAGCGCTAGGGGACGTTTTTGAAATCAGAATGTCTGCGTTAGGCGACTTGTGTAAAGAAGCCTCCCGCGCAGGGAACAGTGCTGGCATTATTGGTTATGCCATTGAGGCGGCGTCTCCGTCTGAGGGGCTACTATCAGTAATCTCCGAGTCGCTCGGTGACTTAGTTGAATTTGGTCACGGCCCAGAACTAGAAAAGCTTGGGATGAGCATGATGATGCCAAACCCAATAAGCGGTCTGACTCAAGAGCTTGAGGGGACTGCACAAAAACTAACAATGACCCAACAAGCTGTTGTGAAAACACAGATGGCCATGCAGGAATTGCTAACAATTCTTCGGGGCCCGGATATGTCTGGCGGGGCCGCGCAGGTATTCGGAGGCGGAACGCCTTCCCCTGAGCCGCCCATGGGACCACCTCCTATGGGTGCCCCTAGGCCAGAGATGGCTCCAGTTGGCAGTCCTCAGGCGGCACCCCCACCAATGGGAGCAGCCCCTGAGACCGCTCCACCAACGGGCGGGCCTTCTCCGCAGCCGGGACCTCCCGGTATGCCTCCGCAAGGACCCCAAGGCCCAGGATTGGTGTAATGAATAGGTTTGAGAAACAAGCTGCCAAAGACCGACTAGGCGCGGCATTCAACAAACATTTTGTTGAGGGTCACCCGGACAACTTGGTTCTTGGTCGCCAATCCAAACTTAGTCGAGGAGTGGGGAACGTTCTCTATGGGCCCGCGTCTTTTTTAGCTGCTAGCCCAGGCCGTATGGCGCATAATACTTTGGGTGGGCTTCTCTTTGGGGCAAAAGAGGGGAACCCGTTGAGCCCTATGTATGGGAAACGACTAAAGGCTGTTGGTGGGCTCGACGGTCTACAGAATATTTCAAAAGCAGAGTACGATGAAATTAAGCAGGGCCTCCAAAAAGGTAAGGCGTATAAAGGTCGTATCTCCGGTCATGCCCTACCACAGTTTTACAAGAGGAAATATACTCCTGGTGGACTTGTAGGGTTTGCGCAGAAGCACCCACTTCTTGCTGGTGGTGGCGCTCTTCTTGCGTATTACTTAGCGAAGAGCCCGGAAAACCGGCAAATGGCCAGTGCAATGATGCCCAAAATGAACTCAGATATTTCACCAGAAACTATCCGACAATGGAAAGAGCCTGACGTGGTTAGCCCATTCCAAAGACGGGCATGGGGTTGATAATGGAACAAGATAAAAAAGATCGGCTTATTCAAAAACTTGCTGCACAGCAGTCGCTTCCAGGCATGAAGCCCAAGGCAAAGGACGTCCTCAAGAATTGGGGGAAAAGTGTCGGTAAAGAAGTAGCAGATCCAAAAGCTCTGGGCTCAGCGTTAAGAAAGGCCCTTTCCCAAGGCGCTGTTTTGGGTGGTGGGGTTCTTGCGGCTAAGTACTTTAAGAAGAAGCCAACCCTGATGAAAAAGCTTCTTGGTGAAGGCACTCCTGGCCGGAAGGCTCTGGCGTTTGGTGCGGGAGCCGCTGGTATCGCTGGTGGCTTAAAAGCTGTTGAGGGACTTGGGGATGCTGTGTCTAATCCATTGAAGAAAAAGAAGTATTTCAATAATATGATGGACGAAAACCCCTCTCTGAAGAAAGAGCCAAAAAGGGACGTAGAGCGCATTTTTAGAACGCTCTATAAGTTCAATCCGACAATGGCCAGCGACCCACTAGTCGCAGGGTCTTTCATGAGAAGATCCTTACAGTTCAAGGACGAGGGAATCCAGCCTGTAGATGTTAAGACGTTGGCGGAAATCTCGAAGTCACTGAAGGACTCCAAGCGAGGCGATGGGCTTCTTAGCGGAGCTTTTGCTGGAACCGGTGCGGAACTTCTGAGCTACGCAGGATAGGTAGAGATGGCGCAAGTTGAAACCTCACAAGATTACCCAGTTTCGAGATTCTTAACGAGTCCCGCTGGGAAAGCTTTGGGTTCTGCGGCAGCAACCGGTGGCCTCATGCTTGCCCTTAGAAAGGGGATGCGGTCCAAGGCTGCTAAGAAAATTCTTGAGAATAAGACTCTACAAAGCCTTGGGGTCAGGAACACTGCTGGTCCAAGCAATAAGGCAATCGCAACAACGGCTGCTTTGTCTGGGGGCCTAAGTGGTATCTTCGCCAATATGGAAAGAGACATCTATGCAAAAGCCCTCAAGAGTAAGCTTGAGTCAGGGCGAGGCGGGTTCACAAGACAAGAAAAAAACCTGCTTGTTGGTAAGGCGGCTGATGAGGGGAGCCTGGGTGGTCAAAAAGGTTTCTCCGAGTACTACATAACCCCAAAAACTCACGCTGTGGGTCGCGCCGCTATGGGCTTGCTGTTTGGTGGCCCAACGGGGGCTGTCACGGAAGGCCTGTCCGGAGGCGTTGGAACAACGGCCAGCAGACATATGTGGGCCAGGGCATTATCAGCCAGAGCCAAGCGCGGAGACAAGCTAACCAAGGGAGAAGAGAGCCTCCTCAGAACTTTGGGAGGGAGGCAGTAAGATGCTGAAGCTACTTACATTTCCTGGGTCAGATGACGAAGGAAATATCTTTGTTCAGGCGATTAACCCGTCTGACAGTTTGGTTAAGGTTGCGTCTCATGACGCGCTCCACCCAGAAATTCAATCTTACATAGGTGGGCTTAAGTCCATGGACACTCACCTATATGTTTTGGTTAATGCCCTAGGGGCTGGTGAGTATTACGGCAGTAATATTAATGGGGATTTCTTCGAAGAGAAGGAGCTGAACCCAACAGAGAGCAATACTGGCTTCGGACACCAAACTTTTTTAAATGCTGGGATCTACAGACACCATAAAAACAAGGACATTAACCGGTCTTTAGGGCAAATTTGTCACGCGGTGTATAACCCTGTGATGCATAGGGTGGAATTGATCTTAAAGATTTGCCGCGAAAAAGCAGAGTTAGAGGGGTCCGGAGATCTCGTAAGAAGGCTGGACGCCGGTGAGAACCCAGCCGTGAGCATGGGATGTAGAGTCAAGTATGATGTCTGCTCCATTTGTGGTCACAAGTCTAAAACTAGGGCTGACTACTGCCACCATACGAAAACAATGATGGGGAAAGTGTTCCCAGATGGCAGAAAGGTTTTCGTGTATAACCCAAACCCCAAGTTCTTTGACTTGAGCTTTGTTGTTATTGGTGCTGATAGAACTAGTTATGCGATGGCTAAGGTTGCCTCTATCCACGGTTCTTCATCTGCCTTGGCAGCAGAGGAAGCAGGCATTCGGGATGGGAGCGCGGTCAATTTGCTAAAAGAGAAAATGGCCGCTAAGAATAAAATCTCTAATATGTTAAAAGAGGTTCCGGCCATGTCTGCTAGGGTTATGCCCCGCGTCACTCAAAGCGAGCCAGACCTTTCTCGAAATGTTTTATCTAGGATGGCATGTTGCCCTGTGGCCAATGCGCTAACAACTTCCGCTTCCGCAGGTATTGTGCTAAAGCCCCGCGAGTACCAGAGAATTATTCTGATTCGGATAGGGAAAAAACCGTTGGCAGACAGACTGGATAATGCTGGCTGCACATTTTCACCCTCTAATGATGTAGACAGGAGTGTTAGGATAGGCGCACCTAACCAGTTTTCGTCATCTATTAGAGATATGCTTATGGACATTATTCCCAAGCGTAGTATGTTCGATCCAGTTATTACGAAGAGGATCACGATTATTAGACGCCCAAGTACTTCCACAGACCAACTAAGTCCTAGTATTCTAGGTCTGCGTAAAGAAGGTAGTATTGGAAGTATTGATATTAGTCCTGACGAAATGGAGCTTCTTAATAGAATCTCCGCAGGATACAATGGTTATCGCGAGCAGCTAATGGAGAAAATAGGAACCATTGTTGCTCATATTACAAGTAATGATATAGGATTGCTCTCGACCATTAATGGTCAAAGACTGGAAGATGAATTCATGTTGGAACCACAACTAACAAAAACAGCTAAGCTGCCTTTAGCGTTGGTTGGTGTTCTTCCCATGGCTTATCTTTACGGTGCGCACGTAAAATCTAAAAGACGGCGTACCCATCAGTCCACAGGCCCACTTGATCGGTTTATCGAGAAACATCCAATCTTAGCCACTTCGGTGTTTGTAGGCCTTACCCGTTTGGGTATGAACCTAAAAACGTCTGGGGCGTTCAACAAGTCGTTGAACAACCTAGCGGCTAAGTTTTAGTAGTCCGTGGGTATCTAGATGAATACATTTATCAAAGATGATGCTGGGACGCAGTTAAACCAAGAAACCGTTCTAATTCTAAGGAGAACAAAATGAACGAACTGCTAGCACAAGCGTACGGTACCCAGGGAAACATTGACACCAATTCAGGCGTCGAGAAGACCGCTGAGGCCGCTTTAATTGACGAACTCGAAAAGGTTGCACAGGCCGAAGGCATCGACCTTAATGAGTTCAGTGACGATGATATCCTCGAAATCCTTGGCGAAGCCATGGGTGGTGAGGGTGTCGAGAAAACCGCAGGCGTAGAAGCTGCGGGCGAAGATGAGGACACCCAGGTTAAGCTTGCAGAAGCTGACTTCCTTGGTCGAACCATGGCGCACGCTTTCTACGACGAACTTACCGGCATTCAGCATGGTGGCACCGAGAAGACCGCAAGTGGTCGTCCCAGTGACGCTTTCCTGAAGACCGCTTCTGACGAAGAAGCTGGAACCGTTGATCCTGAGTTTGCCCAAGCTTTCGAAGAAACCGCTATTGAGCGTGCCAACGAAATTCTTGAGTTCTTGGACACCGGCTCCGTTAAGCAGTCTTCGGCAGCAATTGATGACGAGCAGCTTGACGCTGACGTGACTGAGCGTGCGGGACAGCTTCTCGCTGAGGCTGGTTACGATGTTGATGCAATTGCCCAAGCGTTGCAGGGGTAATTAATGCAGGCCGATGCAGTCAAAAAACTAAAGAAGCATTTCCAGCTTAGTAATAAGGTTGGGAGATCGTCTTTAGAAAAAAGCTGGTCTTTCTTGAAAAAGAGACCTGCGGAGGCTGCACTCTTTACGATATTAGCTGCTAATATTATAAAGAGGCGTAACGGTAAGGCCACTAAGCAAGTTTGAGTACAGGTCCCGTCCGGGCAACCGGGCGGGGCCAGTCTCTCAACAGGAGGATTGGATGTCTTCACTAAATAAACTGATTGAAAAACTTGCTGGGTCTAACTCATCTACCGTGGCCGAGACCGATGAATCTGCACCTATCGCGCAGAATGCTACTGATCCGGTGTATGTAGAGAAGTTAGCTTCAGCAGTAGATTTTATTGTTGATAATATTGATACAACTTTTACTGAAGAACTCAGTCAGAAAGACAAAGTATCAATTATTAAAGAGGCTATTGCCCGTGACCCGGTAACAGGGCGTTTTGTTTCTGATGGAAACCCGACTTTAACTGTTCCCGAGCAGGTGGCCGAAGAGGCCCCGCCAGAGGAGCCCGAAAGTAATGTCACAGACATTACTGGTAAGCTACGAGATCGACTAAGAGCACGAATTACCGCAAAACAAGAGGCGGTAGCTGAGGAAGATCAAAAAATGGAGGACTCTAAGGAGGAGAAACAAGAACTCCTACAGAGTGTTCTAGGAAAACTTAAAGAGCTTAAATCTGATAAGTCCGATCAATCTGATGCGGATACCCCAGAGGACAGCGAGAACTTCTATAGCGGTTCTTCTGACGACCCTGTGTCTGAGGAAGAAATTTTTAACGTCGGTTCAACCGCGACTGACGACACGGAGAATTCAACGGACGATAATAGTGACGTTGACGGCGAGATGGCGGTAAAGGCAGCTTCGGCTGGCCAAAGTCTTGCTGAGGTGCTGAATGCAGCACTTAGCTCTGATGGACAATTTGACGAGAGTGCCTCAACAGGTGCAGAGACCGGCGATGTTCACGGTAGCGAAGGGCCCATGGCTCGTAAACAAGCCACCGACAGCCTGAAAAGGAAGTTGTTGGCTAAGATTGGTAAGGAGGCATAATCATGAGTTCAATTGATAAAAACTCAGCCCAGGAAGTCCTGAAGCAGGTCCCGCAAACTTTGCGGAAGCTTGTGGAGGAAAATACCAAACTTGCGTCTGCTCTTGAGGAGTACCGTAAGCGGGAAGAGGCGGAAGAAGTTGTGGCCATGATGGATGCTCGTGGTTTCTCGGATCGCACAGTTCCTTTAAAGACGAAGGTGGCAGCATTGCTGGCTTCTAAGAAGGATTTGAACGTGGTCAAGGAAGCTCTTGCTCTTTCCCCACCCGATCTGTCGTTTGCATCTGTTTCCGATTTGCCCGGTGATGGTGCAGTGAGCGCTTTCGAGAACTTTCTTCTCGGAAGTAATGAGTAAACGTTAACTAACTAAGGAGAACTAAAATGGCTGCTGGAGCTTTTAGTGCCACCCGACGTAGGAACGTGAGCCCAATTTCGTCTACTTTAAGTGTTCAAACACGTGATGTGGATTGTTCTGGACTCGCGGCTGCTCCCGAGGATGGTGAATTTGTAACCCAGGACGGTGATAGTCCGACCGGCGTAGCGTTTCATGGCGCTAACAATGCTGCGATTACCGCCGCCGATACTCAGGGATCTTCCCTGGCTATGGTGTGGGGTTCCGCACAACGGTCTGATCGTCAGGCCCTGGGTGATACTCGCGTAGCTGTGCTCGCGCATGGTGGAATCGATATCGATTGTATGCTTTACATCGCACCCGATAACACTCAGGCGTTGAACAACGCTGCTAACTACCCACTTGGCACGTTAGTGTCTGTCGCAGAAAATACCGCAATGGCTGTCGAAGGCAACGCCTCTCGACTGCTTCTTACCCCGATTGCCGATGGCACGTCTGGGTGGGCGGTAGGTTATGTGACTCGTACTTCTGCCCAACTACCCGCTGCTGATCGAGCTATCGGTGTCTATCTTTATGATAAGCCCCGCAAGGTCGATGGCGCTGGTGCACCCTAGCCTTAAAGGAGGATAATCATGTCTAGCGTACCTAGCGAAGTCCTCAACGAGCTTTTTGTCTCTAAGCTCGATACTGAGGCCGGAAAAGAAAAGATTGCTGCTCTTGGCGGTGATTTTATTAGAGACCGTCTGCGTGAGGAGAGCTTTGCTCGCAAGGTCCTCCCCCCGAAGACCGTCAGTCGTTCGGACCTCCAGGTCAGCGTCAATCACGATACCCTCGTGAAGGTCGTTGAAGTGGAGCCACAAAGCCGAGCCATGAGTATGTCATTCCGGGCACAGCCCACGGTGAGATACTACACTGGTCCGCGCTTTGAGGTACCGTTTCATACGGTTGGTTCGCAGCGTTATGAGCAAACTGAGCAGGAGCTTATGGCCTACGTGATGCCAATCACGGAGATCATCAAGCGTAACATTGTTAACGATATCCAAGAGATTGAGGACCGCGTGTTCTTGACTCACATGGAATCGGCCTGCCAGTCGTTACAGCAAGATGCACAGGGCCTCGCGTTCGGTGCTGCATACAACAACAGTGGTGCAACTGTTTTCTCGGCACGTAATGTGCTCGTGAACGGCATCCCTGAAGTTGGTAAGGTCAAAGGCGTAGATGCCGCTGCCCTTACGGTTGCTGCAAACGATGTTGCTGGCGCTGACGAAGCCCTCGTCTTCCCTGTTCAGAAGGATGACTTTATTAAGTTGTTCCAGACGTTCACAGGCGGCGGTGCTCGTGGCTCTCGACTGCGGTGTGATCAGTTCCTCATGACTGACACTGACTTCGAGGACCTGAATGCTTGGGCACATGCGGATATGGGAGATAAGATTGTTGGCGAGACTACTGTCGATGGATACAAGTACAAAACGGTTATTGGCCGTAAGTTCATTCGTACCCTGAAGACGGACATTCTTCGTCCTGGCAATATTTATGCTTTCACCGCACCCGAGTATTTGGGTGGCTTCCTTGTTCTCAACAAGACTAAGTTCTACGCCGATAAGGAACGGAACCGAATCTCGTTTGAGGCTTGGGAAGACATTGGTATGTATGTCGGAAACGTGGCTGGTGTTCGTAAGCTTGAGCTTTACACTGGTTCCGTCGAGACTATTGCCGGTGGTGGTGCAACTAACGCGGTGACGCGTGCTGCACGTCTTCCTGTTGCGGAAGCTGACATGGGCGGGCGTAACCACCTCGTTAACGAGGGGCAAACGTTCCCTGCTGTAGCGCAGTTCTAGGCTACTTTGGTGGGTGCCCCCTGGCTTCGGCTGGGGGGCACTTCACCTCATATTTTTTTATTATTGGAGATAGGCGATGCCATACAAAGTTACAAATCTGGTTAATTCCCGTAGAGACCCCAATAAGCGGAATCGGGGAAGAAGAGGCCCGGATATTAGACGAGCAGCAGTTCGGTTTAAGATCGGGGGGCGACGCCTACAAATCGGCAAGTCCATTATTATTAATGATAGCTTCTACGCCGCACACAAAAGTGTCATCGACACCTACGCCCTAGAGGGCCTTATCGCATTGCAGGCAACGGGGGGGACTGCTGAAGTCGAGTCTCAGATTCCTTTACATGCCCCTTCCCCAGAGCCGCCCGTGCCTACATCCCCACCCGAGGACTCCAAGGACACCGGAGGCCCCATCGTAATTGAGATGGCCCCGGAAAGTGACGAGTCGGATGAAGGCGCGGTTATATTGGAAGCGGCTCCCGAAGAGGCCCCAGAAGAGGCCCCGGAAAAGCCAGCCAAGAAGAAAGCTAGCTCTAAGAAGACTGAGGAAAAGAAGGAGGAGCCCAAGAAGCGCTCTTCCCGACGAAGCCGCAGAAAGTCTGAGGATGAATAATGTATATCCGCTGCCTCACTAGATCTTTTAGGCTAGGAGATAAACGTCTTCGCGTTGGGGATTCTTGCGAGGTTTCAGAAGAAGTACTTGCTTCACTGAAAACCCTTGTGGACTTAGGGATTATCTCTGTCCACACAAAGGACCCTGAAGGAAACCGTAAGCGTCGAAAGGCGCATAAATCAGCATCAACAGTACCCGAGCCTGTGAGGGCGCGAACCGAAGATGGTCAATTTGTTCCAGATGACCCAGAGACGAAAGATGTTGATGAGGCATGGGAAGGCGGAAAAGCTCCGGTCTCCACATCCGGGTTAAAGAAAAGTGAGCTTGTATCATTAGCTGATAATATGGGAATCTCTCTTACAGGTAGCGAGACAAAGGCAGTTCTTATCGAGAAAATCGAAGAGGCCGGGGGAGAGTAAGAAGTGGCGAATGACCCAAAAGATCCAAACAGCAATATTACGGGTCCGGAAAAGACGGTGTCCGAGGGTCTGCCTAAGGAGCTTCTTAATACTATCTCGCTTATCCGCGCCAAGATGCGCGACTTTCCTGAGCTTAATCGACTAATTGAGGGCCGAGAGACCTCCGACAGGGAGATCGCATTTGCGATAATGGAGTGCATAGACGACTTCAATATGACTCCCCCTCTTTTAGGTACTTTTACTGTGGCCAATTTTCCGTCAATATCATTGTTAATAAACGGCTCAATCATTAATATTATTACCTCCGTTGGGCTATTACAGACTAGGAATCATATGTCCTATTCAGACGGCCAAGGAGTGCAGGTAAGTGTTTCCGATAAGGGGCCCCAATTAATGAACTGGATGAATCTCTTCACACAAACTTATGAGCAAAAGAAGTTTCGTCTGAAGCAGGCTATTAACCTTGGCGAGGCTTTGAATGGCTCCGCTGTTTCCTCTGAATACGCGCTCGTCAACGGGTACTTTTCTCAGTTGGATTCTTAGGAGATAACGATGCCAACTATTCCTAACAAACAAAGAGTATCGGTCACTGTTACCGCTCCGGGTAACGACACGACTGATGTTGTAGTCCCCAACTCACAGCATTATACGAAGTTTGCTATTTCTATCCCGTCTGTAGCCCCCAACTGTACTATCTCAGTTGTTGCAGCAATTCCTGGGACAAACGCAGACATTAACAACGGGGCGGTAGTGGACGAAACGGCTCTCCCAATAGTGCGCCAGGGAATTAGCTCCGGGAACGCCTCGGAGATTTTGTTTGATCTTGCGGAATCCCAGACAAACATTTTCGATACACTGGTCCCGTTTCCGGGAGGGATTGCGCTCCGATTTGTAAATCCAAATGGTGGCGCAACCGCATCAATGTCTATTGGCGTCATGATGTATGACTCCGCATTTAGTGCGAGACTGTAGGAGGCTTTGATGGACCCGTTTGAAAAGTTACTACAGCAAGAAACAGACACGGATGAAAAGTTCGCTGCTGCCGCAGACTTCTTCACTGAGTTGAAGACGGCTGGCGTGAAGGTCCGACACAACGCCCAAAACAAGCAGCAGTCGAAGAAGGTTCGCTCGGAGTCCCGAGATAAAATTAGGCAGCTACTAGCGAGCCAGAAAGCTACTTCGGTAAAACTTCCCGTTCAGAAAGCACCTGCTTCCGCTAAGGCCGTAAAGCCTGTATCCCTCTCTGGTCAGGCAAGAACACCAGTTCGGGCTCCCTCAAAGAGCAAGGGCTACAAAGAAGTTTCTGTAAAAGACCAAAAGGTTCCGGACAAGAAGATTGCGGTACTCCCCGCTCTGAAGAAGAAGGTGAAGACCTCCTCCGTAACAAAGTCTGATCAAGCCGCTATTCTCACCAATGCCCTACTAGAAAAACAGGCGTTCTACCCATTCAGCGCAGCCGCTAGAGCCGCTAAGGGTGCTGTTGGTGCGGGGACCAAGGCACACGCTGTTGGCTCTGCTGCCGCAGAGGGAGCAAAGCTCGGACTCAAGCCCCAGGCATCTCGGTGGAGTCAAATAGGCGAAGCATTGAAAGGCGCGGGAAGCAAGATTGTCCCACAGCCCGTAAAAGACGTTGGTGGGGCTATTGCTAGGAAATACCGATCTGGCGCTACTAAATGGCAAAACTTTTGGGACCCAGGTTTAGCGGGAGCCCGGAAGCAGGGCCAAGGATATATTGACGATTTTATTGCTCAGCAGGGTTCTAGGGCCGCAGCAGCCAAGAAAAGTCCTGAAGCGCTCAAGGCTTGGGATGATGCTATGGCGGTGGCTGAGGGCAAACGGAACACTCTTGTTAAGGCCTTTGAAAAATCAAGAAGTATGAATCGAACTACAGGTCTTGGAAGCACGGCTTCTGAGATCATGACCGCAGTAAAAGGCGCAGACGGAAAGATCTCCCCCTCTAGCATATATAAGGGTCTGGAGAATCTCGGGCTTACTAGCCCGGAACAACTATTGGGTATGGGCATGGGTGCTGCTGGAGCCATTAAGGCTACACGCGCTTCTCGTGCCGCAGCAAAAGCACACAATCGGAATATGCTTATCGGTGGTGGTGCCGCTGGCCTTGGTGCATTAGCACTACTTAAGGGAAGAAAAAACAGCGGTGACGCACAAGTCGTTATCCGGTAATAGGGGTTATAATGAACGCACTAGAAAAATATGCAGCCAAGAAAAAGCTTACCGAAAAGCTTGTTGAATTCATCGGAAAGGTTGGACCAAAACATAAGTCCGATGCCGCTGAACGTTTAGCGAAAGCTCAGAAGGCTGCGAAGAATCGACCTAAGGCCAACAAAGGCACTACTTCGCAGAAGAAAAGAAAGAAGAAGATTATCGCTGGCCAGAACGAACGCGTAGAAAGCGCCAAGGCTGGTGTGAGTCAAGCAGCCAAAGATTCGTCTCGCGCACGTAAGCAGGTAGCTGGCGGGTTTGCTGGCTTGGCTGGTTTAGCTGGGCTAGGACTCGGAGCAAAAGCTCTCGGTAAGCGTTCTGCTGGAAAGACAGCCATCAAAGGAACTCAGTCCGCTGCTAAGCGACTTGGGGACATGGCGCGTAAACACAAGAAGCCCCTCGCAGTTGGGGGTGGAGTCACAGGCGGTGCTGTAGCACTTAATCAAATTCTTAAGGATAAGAAGAGCAAGAAGGCGGCTTAATTGTTAGAGGTCACAAACATACGTATTCGCAGCTTTGACCTAGGTCATCTAGATGTCTATTGGGACATCGAGCCTAGTTTCGAAGATATTAGCGATTATGAATTTGTTGTCGAGAGATCCGACAATGAGTTTGGGCCGTACTATGATCTGACCGTCCCAATTATTGACCGGTACCACGTAAGAGACACATCAGTTCGCGGACACAAAAACTACTATAATAAAGTTTACTACCGTGTCCGGGTTCAAAAGCGTGGCAGCACAGAGCAGGCCGTCTACCCAGAAGTGGGTGGGGTAAAATTAGCGGCTATGCCGGATCTCGCTGCTTTGGAAATGGCAAGATTAAATAACCTAAAATTGAAAGAATTTTCAGGAAGAAAAATCTGGGTTTTTCCAAAAAAACAGTCCGGAGGGCGCTGTGCGCTATGTTGGGACCGTGTTGCGCAAAGACGAACTAGATCAGGTTGCGCTACGTGCTACGACACAAGCTGGGTTGGGGGTTATCATGCTCCTGTACAAACTTATGGAATGATTGTTTCTCCAAATGAACAAACAATCCATGCGAACTTTGGAGAGGTCCAAACAGAGAATACAACTCTCATGTTGGGCAACTACCCGGAAATCTCAGAGGGCGATTTGATTATTGAGGCCGAAAACATTAGATGGAGAGTCGCTTCAACACTTGCAAAGGTGAAGAAGTCTCGCGCACTAATTCGGCAGCAAGTGGCTATCCATCGTGTACCTACCTCAGATATAGAATATCGAATTCCGCTAAACTTGACTGACGAAGAAATAAAAGATTTGGTAGCCTCGCCCGAAAGAAATTATACAAACCCACAGACAATGGAGAGCACGAAGCTTTCTAATGTTCTTGATAATGTGTTCGGTAAGGGGCAGGTAGCGCTATGACTTCGTCTGTCACAAAAATAAATACCGATCCGACCCCATTCTCAGTGCCAGATGATTGTCTTCATGTGGCAACTAGAGCGTGGCTTATTTGGTTGCAGGGACTGTTTCGCACTCGACCTAGTGGTCATTACCGCTGGAGTGCTAATATGGATGAAACAGAGATTGTTATAACCGACCAAAACCCTGATAAGATCGAGAAGACGAATGTTCGTCCAGTTATTGCCACAGCCCGAGGACCGGCTACTTGGGCAGGCACATCAATGGGGCAATCAATCCAACATAGTTTGGACTCCCCAGCGAAGACTTATACAGATATTATTGGTACCTCAATGACACTAAGTATTGTAGCCAGAGAGGGTTTAGAGGCCCAAAACCTCGCTTATTTTATTTTTCGTATGATCCCTGTGTTTAAGGCCTCCATTCAGAGGCTTGGAAGAATACACGCAATTAGTAACAGCATAACTTTGACACAAGAAAGTCAGCAGGGAGCCCTAGTTCCAGGATCATCGTCCCCAGAATGGAAGATGATTCAAGTAATTATACCTTTCTATATTCAGGATGTAGTAACTGCTGATGAGAAGGACTTCTACTCATTAATGAGATCGGTTAATCTACATATGGGTTTGGAATAGAGCCCCAACAGGAGTGATAAATATGGCAACGCTTCCACGACCCGGCGTAGAGATTTCCCAGGAAATCATCGTAGAATCGCCCACCGTCTTGACACCAGCACTGGTGCCTTGCATCGTTGGGCCCTGCTTTCAGATTGTTGACCCAATCGATGAAGACGGGGCTCTTAACCCACAGGCATCAGTATCAACTGCTGCCCGTGCAGTCAGCACTGCTGATCTGAACGAACCGCTGAATCTTCGCGGTCGTGAGTTCATTATTTCCGTTAATAATGGCGCAGATCAGATCATTAGCATGCCTGCGGCAGTTAATGGTGACTTCTCCATGAGCTTTGCCTTGGTCGTCAACACGATCAATAAGCAACTTACTGGTGCTATCGCTGAAATCACTCCCGGCGTAGTAGACGGTGTTGCTCAACCAAGCAGGCTTGTGTTCAGAACGAACGCTAAGGGACCAACCGCTGCTGTACTGCTAAAGGCGCACCCTGCTGGCGCAGCGTCTTCCGCTTATGGCGCAGGACCCGATGATATCGTTCAGATGAACGCTCTTGAGGGGATTAATATTACGGGACAGACGAACTACACGAACGTCGCCTACAATATCCCTTACACGAGCATGCCCTCCCCCATGACTAGCGCTGATGAGTGCGTCTGGGCAGGCGACGATATTACTGTTTATAGATTCTTTGCTAATAGTCTGTCCGAGCTATCGACCGATAGTGCAACCAATTGGAATGCATTTACTCTTGGCGAGTCCACGGATGGCGGCGGTAACGCCACCTCCAGTGCTCACCAGCCTGTGATTGCTAATGGTAAGACTGTCCTTTGGGGCAAGCCTGGAACTGGCTCTAAGACAAACACATTGTGCAACCCAGGAACCCCTGCCAGCATCACTATTCCTTTGGCGCACAGCCTGAGCGCACAATACCCGTCCAGTCTTGTTGCTTGGCCTGATGTGAGTGGTGAAAACTTCTTGCATGTTGAAGCTCTTGGGCTCCAAACATACCTTGCCACCCAAACCCCCGCAGATATCGGGAACTGGGTTGGTGCGGCTGGTAATGCCATTAACGTTGTCTTCGCTGAGAACGCGAATTTGACCGTTGCTTGGAACCCTGCTGGCACATTGACAATCAATTGTGATGAGACACATACGTTTGCTCAATTGGGCGCTGCGTTAGAGGACCCGGCATTTACGGCCTCGATTGCCTCTGACCTTATTATCACTTATGCGCCCGGACCAGATGCAGAATCCTTTAGAGGCTTCGCTGCTGGTCAGGCTCCCGCTCCGTGGGTTGGCGGTGCTCACACCTTGAACCTTCACGGTGGAGCCGACCCAATCAACTTTGGGGTAGACGGCAACAATGCCGGTGGGCCTGCTAGTGGCGACGACGACCGGATGGCTTGGGTTTGTGGCGCTGTCGAGGTAGGAAACCTTACCGCAGATGCTTTGGGCCTAGGCGGTGAAATCCTCAATGTATCTATTGATGGTGCAGTCCCCTTGGCAATCACTCTTACGGGTGGCGCACAGGTAAACACCACTATCAATAACGCTCTAGCCGGTATCGGTGGATGCACTAATGAAAACGTCGTTAACGCCTTGGGCGAGACGATTAGTGCTTTGCGGATTAACACTGTGTCTCAAAATGGTCACGACTCCACAATCGAGCTTTCCTCTCCGAATGCAGCAGTCATTGAAAGACTGTGGAGTGGGTTTGCTAGTGGGTCTGACACCATTGCGCAGGTGGCACTCGCAAATGCGGCTACGCCCCCACAGGCTCACGCCTCTCGTAGATTCTTGGTATCGGGTGGTATCGGAAACGACTACAACCTTCTTGCCCAATCACTTGGTGAGACAGCCATCCAGAATGGCTCCTTGACCATGATGGTCGATGGGCTTGCATTGGCGTCTCTCCGCTCTGGCCAAGTTAGTGACGCAGATGTTCTTGCAGCTTCTGCCGGTATGACTTGGGGAGCCGCAGTACCTTGTACGATTACAACCCAAACGGGTAACGATGTAATCAACCTAGACCTTGCTGGAAATGTCTCCGGTGGGAGCGCAACCGTTGCTGACTTGATCGTAGAGATTGACACCCAGCTTCAGGCGGCAGGAAACACTGGTGGCGAAGTTATTTGTCACGAAGCAAACGGTAGGATCTGTATTACCAGAACCTCTACTACCCACGCTGCTGGAGAAGATTGTTCATTTGAAACAGCCAACGCTGAATTGTCTGCCCTGTTGGGTGCAGGCATGACCACGGGAACGGCTGTCACGGCAGTGACTGAAGCAACCACCCTTATTATTAAGGATGATGGCGCAGGCAACTCCTTCCAGGTGAAGTCTTCAACCAGTGACCTAACTGGTCCTTGCCCAGCGAACACTCCTGACACAACTTCCGCTGGAGTCATGTCTGAGTACTTCCTTGGTGGTGCACAGCTTGGAACGCCGCTTAACCGTGGTTTTGATCTAAGTCTGGCTGAATACTCTACGGGGGACGTGGCTGTTACGTTTGCTGGTGAGAACCAAAACGGCGCTCCTGCAAACGCTCTCCCATGCTCTTTTGCTCTTACGCCCGCTTCTGCGCTAACGATTTCTTACACAAGAAGTTGGCCCTGTGCATTCGGAGAGTCTTCTCCTTCGTATACCTCGCGTCTTTTCCACGGTCGAAGCAATCGGGTTATGACGAGTGATATGCTCTGGAATAAGGGCTCCGTCCTAGGTCGAGTTGTTCAAGTTAACAACTGGGCAATTGCTGGCGGATTCCCTGGAGCGGAATTGGTCATCTCTGAATTCGCCGCTGAAAAGGGCGTACATCTTGATGGTTGGTATGTTGTTGCAGAGAACCTTATTGGTGGAACCACCGATGACGCTGGTAACAACATTAGACCTGAACCAGAAGCAGAGTTTAATGATCTAACCCAGGTCTACTCAATCAAGCCCGGTGTTAACCGAAATGCTCAAGGCATCGCGGCAGCGGGGTCGAGTGCTCCTGTTTATGCTCAGGTAAAGGCTCTCCGTAAGGATGTTACAGCCGATACTGCTAACCCAGGTCTTTTGGTGTTCTCTAGTGCCTCCGAGGTTGAAAGCCTCATTGGTCCTATTGATCCTTCTAACCCGTTGGCTTTCGGTCTCTACCTCGCATTCTTGAATACCTCTAACATTAACGTTAGCGCGTTCGGTGTTAGTAACGTGACTCCAGACGCTCCAAACGGAACGCTAGAGGCATACGCGGAGGCCCTTGATTTCTTGGCCCTCAACGAAGTCTATGCTCTTGCTCCGATGACGGACGACATGGAAGTCTTCAAGAAGTTTAGTCTTCACGTATCGGATTCGTCTGAGCCTCTGGCCAAGCATGAGCGAATGTTCTTATGCTGTCCTTCCCTCCCAACCGAAGAAGGATCTTCCTTGGTTGGTTCGGCAGACTTCAAGCTCTCTGACATTGGTGGCGGTAAGTTTGAACTCACCATCGCTGACGAGGCTGCTGCGGCTGCATTCAATATCCCGATGGCTATTGATGGAAAGACAAATGCTGGCGGTAGTGTCCTTGGTGGCGGGAATGGTTCCTCATACCTCCCCTCGGACGGTATCTACGTAGACCGCGAAGGTGATGCATTTAGGTACTTGATTACCGGGACGCCCTCAGCGGACACGGTAGTTATTGAAACTGGCGATGTTTACGTTCCTGGCCTCTTTGGTCCAGCTACTTCCGGTAATGATGATAGTTATTACCGAACGGGTACTGACGCTCTTGCGAATCTGTCTACTTTTGAATCCGATGGGGAGCTTTGCACCCTTAAGATTCGTCAGGCGGCAATTGACATGAGCGGAACCGCTGGGAAGCTCAAGGCTTGTGAGACTCTTGCAGAGATTGCTGGTGGACCTACCGGGTTTCAGAATCGAAGAATGGTTATGGTTCAACCCGAGCAGGTTGGGACCACCGTAAATGGTCTAGAGGTATTGGTTCCGGGGCACTTCTTGTGTGCTGGTATTGCTGGCATGATTGGCCAGCAGAACCCATCTCAACCGTTTACCAATTTGCCGATGGTTGGCTTCACAAGACCTGTTGGTTCAAGCGATATTTTCAGCGAGAATCAAATGGCAACTGCTGCGGCTGGCGGTATCTACTGGGTCATTCAGGATACCCCTGGAGCCCCAATGGCTTCACGCCATCAGCTTACAACGGACGTGTCTTCTCTGAAGTCGCGTGAGTTGTCTATTCTTAAAGCGGTTGATTTCGTGGCCAAGCTCATCCGAGCCCAGCTTCGTCGTTACATCGGAAGAAACAACATCACACAACAATTGCTAGAGACTGTTTCGCTCACAGCGCAAGCGGCTTTGGCTAGTGTGGCAGGCTCCGTGGTGGCGAGAGCTACTCTAGATTCTCTAGAGCAGTCCGCTAATAGCCCGGATGAAATTTTAGCAACGATTTCTATTACGCCATTTTACCCGGCCAATAGAATCAAGATTACAATCGTCGTATAAGTCGAAGGAGTGTTACAATGGGAAGCAGCAGTTTTGGGTCAGCAAGAAGACCGTCAGGAAAGAAGTTTCGTGATGGGACTATCGCGGAAGCGTTAGATGACCTTTATAGTGATATTGATGGAGCTTTTTCGGTAGCGGAAACTACCGGGGCTGCTCTTAGAGCAAACCTCCATATGGACGTGGTTCCTACGGCTGGTGACACTGTAAGCATTGGCGCGGACACCTATGAATTTCGTGGCGCGGCTGGACAGATGAGCAACGATGCTTTCATCGGTGTTCTTATTGGCGGCGATGCTCAGACAAGCTTGGCCAACCTGGGGAACGCTATTAATGGCGCTGGAACCGGAGCAACTGATGGCATTTTAGATAATGCTGGAACCGCTCCTTGCGCTCTTGTGAATGGTACTGAGCCCATTGGGGCGCTCGCTCCTGGTGCTAATGACATGCCCATTACATGTCTCGGCCCAGATGGGACAGAGACCGCTGGGTTTCCCGCTGCCAATATTGTCCTGGCGGACAACCTTAGTGACGGGGGCGACCAGTTTAATCTCCCTGCTCTTCCCGCAGCCAGTACGACGCAAACAGGTTCAAGATCTTGTGTTGTTGGCCCAGTGACTTATGACGCTGTGACTGTTGTTGCAGGTTCGCCTAGAACTATTGAGGGGGTCTTACCCTTTCTGCCTAGGACTCATACTATCGCTGTGTCCGGTGCTGCTGGCGTGGATGTTGCCACTGCGGGCGTCGCCGTTACTTACGCAGGCGGCGGCGGTGGTGCGGCTTATATAATCGATATTGGCGCTGGCGTAGACGCAGGTAGCCTTACCGCTGATGGTACAGAATCCGTCACGGTAGTTTTCTTTGAATAGTTAGGGAATAAACCCGTTTAGGAGGATTTGAAATGCCCGGATTAAGTGATTGGTCACCGTACAAAACTCATGTGCAGGGTGGCTTGCGAGAAGGTAACTTCCTAAACGGGCAGTTTATCCTTGTATGTGCAGGACCCCCATTTTTCTCTCAATTGGCGTCTGTAGAAGATGCGGCAGTTTTCCCAATCGGGTTAACGCAGAATGTCGCTCTCTCGCAGAACAAGGCCATCAGCCGTATCTTTGAAATTGGTTCTGATCGAAGCTATTTCATCTCCGGTCGAAGTGTTGGTCAGTTGTCTCTAGGTCGCGTTGTGTACCACGGACCCTCCCTTCTCAGGGCTCTGTACGCTTACTACAACACAGCCGATGATAACTCCCCCGGTGGTTATGCTATCGATAGTCTTTCAGGCTCTCCGACTAGCGCGGGTATTGCCCCGTTTACTACCACGGGCTCTGGTGTCAGTAGCTCCCTTCACTCTGTGAAAGTTCCTCCTGGCTACGGGAACATGTTCCTGAACTTGGCCTCGGACCTATTCAGTCAGCCGCTCGGTCTCATGCTTATCTTTAAGGATAACGCAGAGAACAACGTTGCTTCTGTGTACCTTGATCAGTGTTATGTGCCTCAGCACTCTATCGCTGTTGACGCGCAGGGTCTCATTGTTCAGGAGTCCGTAGGCATTCAATACGAAAGAATGCAGCCGATTAAGCAGACTCAAATTTCGTTACTCCATCCTATTCTAGAAGACGCAACAGGTGGGTTCGCGCCTCCTGCTGGCGGAACACTAGACTAACTCGGAGTACATATGGACAAGGCCCTCGAAACAGCAAGCACTATACCGGAGTACTCTACCCTTCTTATTGTGTTGTTTCTTTGTGGTGTTATTTCCTATGGGATCACACAAGTTGTGAAAATCCCGTGCAGGAAGTACATCGGACCAGATATCAACTCAAAAGACCCGTGGTATTGGCAACTAATATTCCGGTTGATCCCATTAGCTGTTGGGGCCGGTACGGGGATGTTATTTATTCACTGGCCGTGGGGCGCTTCTGTTGGGTTAGTAGGGGCCATTCTAAATGTGGCTCTGTATAAGCAGACATCAACAATCATAAGCAGCTTTAATCCGACTAAGAGGTAAATTATGTTTGATACGATTATGTGGACCACCGCAGCGGTGGCCCCGATTTCTTATTTTCTAGGCAGCACACACGCTATCGGCAAACTCTTTGGTTACGCTAAAGATAAGTTTAGTGGGCTACTAGGGAAGCTGAAGTAAACGCCGAAGAAAGTAGATGACCCGACAGTGCAACCACTGCGAGTCTTACTTCTACCAATCGGACGGAAATATCTATTGTCCGTACTGCTGGTCAATTCCTAGGCAGAGAATACGCTATACCAATTGTGGCACCTGCGCCTATAGCAACCCCAACGATGGTCCAAAATACCGGGCTTTCAAATACTGATGGTTTTGGTATCGGCTTAGCCATTAGAACGTCTATCTGATTTGACAAGTCTAGAGACCGCTGCCTCTCGCTTTTTAAGACAAGCTCATAGTAGTTTTTCTGACTTAAAAAGAGGTCTTGGTTGTATTTAAGCTCTAGCTTGAGTTTCGGAATATCCATGCGCAGACAGCGAAGACCTTCTTCTGCGGCTGACGTTGGGAGAAGTACACCCTTACATGGTGACGTAACAGCGGTAGGGGTTTCACACTCTTGTGCGAATGCCGTTGCAGGCATAGACAAGACGATCAACATTACAGACAAATAAACACTAATCAGACTTCTCATTTTTCCTCCCCTTTAGGTATTCTGCCCAAGCATTAGCAATCCCCACGGGGCCCTTCTTGGCAGCTTCATCGATTTCTTTATCGACTTGTTCGAGTTTCTTCTTCTCGCTTTCGAAGTCCGCTCGAATCTTGGCTCGCTCAGACTCTCTTTTGTCAGATGCTTCCTCCATCGCTTCTGCAAATTTTTTCTCAATTTGTACCTGCTCTGTTCGGACTTTCAGCTTTCTCTGACTAGAAGCGTACTTCTGGATTAGCCAATAGGCTACCGCAATTAGGGTAAAAAATGCCACCATGGCCCAATGAGGAAGTTTTTTAATCGCCTCCCACGATTTCTTTGCGGCGGACTTAGTACCACTCCACAGGTTCAACCAAAACATACACACCTCCTAGTTAAAAATGTGCGGGAGGAAATCCCCCCGCACTGTAGTTATTGCAAGGCTACCCTTTTGCAACAACTACGATCTTATTACCGTCTTTCTTTACTTTAGTCACGAGACCTTGTTTCTTCAAAGCCTTCTGAGCAACAACGGCTGCATACCACTGGTTGACACCGGATGAGAATTTAGTCCCAACCTTAGCGCCTAATCGACCACCATCATCTAGATCATCAACGTAGACTTGGTAACTCCCGTTCTCGCCTTTAGCGAACCCAACGTCACCGTAACCACCGTGATATGACTTCTTAATTAGAATTTCTACTTTTGCGGACTGTCGTCCGTACCCCACAAGATCAAGTAGCTCACCAGGGCTAGCGACCTGAATTTCTTCACGGGGGACACCCAGCTTTTCAAGGGCTGTGATAACTGCATTCTGATCTTTCATGCAGGTCTCACAAGTAATTAGAGCACTCATTGCACCCTCCTTAATTCGTCCAAGGTACTCTTGTCTGGGAGCCCTGTTATCTTAACAAGGCCGTCTTCCCCACACGAGACTTCTACTCTTGGCAGATTGGTTAAATCAGTCTGCTCATAAGCAGGATTTATGTATATAATCTCTTGGTTGGATGAGGAAATTAGAGGCTTGTTGCACGCCAACTTTTCTACGTATGGCCCAGAAATGACCATCGAAACAAGGGTTTCATTCATAAAGTACGGCATCCGCATGTCTTCCAGATAGCCAGATTTCTCTAGCCGTTCCTTTGTCCACCCAGTAAATATTACTACTGATAGTTCCTTGAACTCATCTGAAGGACCCCGGTTTAAAGTCAACATGCTTTTAATCATCAGCTTGATGTCCAACCACTGCTCCATAGGCTCTCCACCAGAGATCGTGACCCCGTCTGGGTTACCGGCTAGGAGCGCACTGGCGGCGTCTAGACGAGAGATCTCCTCACCCCCGGACTCTGGCCATGTGTGTTTGTTGAAGCACCCAGGACAGCCTATGGTGCATCCCTGAACGTGTAATACATTACGACGCCCAGGACCGTTGACATAACTGTCTCTAGTTATCCCCGCTATCCTCATCTTGGGCCTCCTCAACATCAGACCACAGCAGCCAAGGGGCTATGATTGGTCCATCATCAGGGCTTGCGCACCCGTCACTATCTGGGGCCCAAACGTCAATAGAGATGCCCTCACTATTCGTGAGGATTCCTATGTCGGCTGATGTTTCACCGTCAGGACTCGTAACTCTTATCCAGACCCGTGCACCTTCGTGTGCTTTAGTACGTTCATACTCGGTGTCGCCCGTTTGTATCAGGGCGATGCCTTCCATTATGACCCCGCCTTAACAGTGTCATCTGCTTGCTCATGGTATTCAGGTTTCTTCGTATCTGAAGTAACCTTTCCGCCTAGAGCTTTAACAACTGCATCGGTGTATTTGGTACACCCCGCGCCTTTGACCCCATCAACCTCTATCTCGGTTGACCCGTCAGGGTTCACTATCACTTTGACTTCCATAGAGTCTCCTCCAGTAACTGTTAAAATTTTGGCCGACTTGCTCAGCGGCTTCGTAGTACCCTGGACCTAAGTTATTTCCCTCAGGATCAACAAAGTAAGCCCCAGATTGACGCAGTGTGTCACTAGCAATCAGAGCCCTCAGAAGCTCAAAGTTCCGGTCAAAACCTTTCTGGTTAAATATGAATCCATATGCGTTGCTTCCTGGCGGTGCGCTCAACGATCTAAACACAGAAAATTCTATCTTTGCGTAAGCCAATTCCCCATATTCTGTTCTTATCTGGTCCCTCCGATTACGAACCCTGGTGTCACATATATTATTAAGTACACCCTCAAAGGATGAGACAGGTGTCGGCACCAGAGCACCAATTGGAACCCGAAGCTGGCTTGTAACAAGCACGAGCGCTTCCTTCGCAATAGCTTCTTCACGTAGGGTGGAGAGGCCATGAAAAACAAGCTTTTTCTGTGCATAAGGCTCTCTTGAGCCTACAGCGTAATTCAATTCAGTAAATGTTTCTAGGTTGGAAATGCTGTCGATAACGACAACTTTAGCGCCGTGCACCAAGGCAGAGAAAGCAGCTTCAATAGCTGCCTCCCCAAACCTTGGTGACACGACTACGCAGTCCGTAGGACCAGCGTCACTAAAATATACTTTGTCGGGCAAGCCTTCTGTGTAGACAAGAGCAGTCGGGTGACCATCAATTGAAGCTTCACGCATCACACTAAGGCATAGGGAGGTTTTGCCGCAAGCATCACCACCCACAATCTCAGACACACCAATCGGGAACCCCCCAAACAGTGCCTCATCTAACTGGCATACCCCAGTGCGAAACTTCTTCAACTCATGATTCTCCTTCTGGTCTTTTTACTCGATGGTTTACGAATCTCCTTTTGGGAGTTGTCGTTTGCCATTATAGCTCGACCAGCCGCCCATTTACGCAGGCCCTCAATTTGAGTCTCCATAGTGGCGGAAAGTGGAACTGTGTTAACAGCGGCTGATAGGTAGTCGTCTGCTGTAGGATCTCTTCCTTCAGGAAAAGCTTTATACATACCATCAATAATAATTTGCTCTAGCTCAGCGCCAGAGAAACCATCTGTGGCATCGACTAGTGCGGCCATTCCAGTGTCATGTCCGGGGTAATCCCCAGTTAAAACGGAAGGGTCTCTACCGTATCTACCAAGATGGATATTGATAATAGACTCCCGGTCTTCTTCCCCCGGAAGATCTACGAAAAACAGCTCATCAAAGCGACCTTTACGCAACATCTCTGGTGGAAGTGCCGATACATCATTTGCTGTTGCAACGACGAACACCGGAGATGTCTTTTCTTGCATCCAACTCAGGAAGGAACCGAAGACCCTTGCGGTCGTCCCACTATCGGAGACTCCTGTAGAACTTCCTAGGCTTTTCTCAAGCTCGTCAATCCACAAGACACAAGGCGCTAAGGCCTCAGCAGTTTTAAGGGCTTTTCGCATGTTCGCTTCTGATTGACCAACTAGCGAGCCAAATAGCGAGCCTACATCCATCCTTAAGACGGGCATACCCCAATCATGTCCGATGCACTTTGAGACAAGGCTTTTACCTGTTCCTGGGATTCCTACAATAAGAACTCCGCGTGGGTTAGGTAGTCCGTACTCTCGTGCTTCTTCACTGAACGAGCCGCCCCGTTGGTGCAGCCACTTCTTCAGATTCTCAAGCCCCCCAACAGAGTTCATGTCTCTGTCAACATCGTAGAACTGGAGCACCCCACTCTTTCGGATGATGTGCTTTTTCTCCTCAATGATTATTTGGGGGTCGAGCATGCTCGCATGGGCTAGAGACTTCGCAAAGACGTTTTCGGCTTCAGCCAATGTTAGTCCGAGTGCTGCGTTTGACCCAATGTCCACCATGTTGTTTCTAGCGTCCTCTTGCAAGGTTGCCGTGGCTGCACAGTCGGCCATCAAAAGATGTGCTGTCCCGTTTAGCTCTTGAATACTTGGTAGATCAAAATCAACTACTGCAATAAGCTTCTCTAACCGAGGCGGGATCTCAAGCTCAGAGTCAACAATAACGATGTTGATTCCTGGGCCTAGATTAGAAAGGGTATCTCTCAGCTTACGCTGAACCAAATACTCTGGTCCGGTGTTAAGAAAATTAGCAAAGTCTCGTAATAGGAATACGCCGGATTCTCTATACCCCTGGATATAATCCAGAACATCTAGAGGTCCGTCGAGTTCTGAAAGAACATTTTCACCGCAACGGCAACCTTCAGTGATTGACCAAACATGTAATTTGGAATTCAACCCCTGCTTGTTGTTCCGTCTCTCGATTATTCCTGATAAGCACTGCTCTACCCGACCTTCTTCGTAGGAAACTACAAAGATGGCCGGGTAGGCAGCACGAATCAGAAGGTCGAGTTCTTCGACCGACCTCATTTATTCGCCTACTCGAATCTTCTTTCGACGCTTTTTCTTCACGGGTGCTGGGGCTTCTTCCTCAACGACCACACCATCGGCCTCGTCAACTCGATACAACATATCTTCCGTATCTAGCTCACAAAAGTACCAACGGATTACTTGGGCCAAGGAACGACGATGTTCTTCATCAACACCGTCAGCATCAGCGGTCGCCAAGAGAGTACGAAGTTCTTCAACTTCTCGCTTAGACCTGTAGGTCTTTGCTCGCTTCCGCTGCTCGGTTGCAGGGATTCCCTTGTCTTCCGTAGTCAAGATCTGCTCAAGAATCTCTGTCTGCTTAGCAACATCAGGAGTTCCATCTTCCTTCAATACCCGTGACAGCTTCTTAGCCTGGGTAAGTCGGATGTTCCCGTGTCGCAGAGCTTCAAAAGCCTCCTTGCACAAACCTCGGTAGGTCGAGGTCATGACACTTACCTGAGGCTGTGAAACAGATAGCATAGCTGCCACCTCTTCCTGATGCCCAACTCGATCAACGAGCTTGGCAATCGCCTCACACTGGTCTGCGTGATTCAGCGAACTTCGCTGCATATTTTCACTCAGGTTTAGCGCGAGAGCCTCTTCCAAGGACCCGGTAAATACCGAGCACTGGATTTGGTCATAGAATTTACTTGTATCCTCGTTCGCCTCCTTTAGAGCAGCACGCTCCTCAGAAATAGCTTGATAACGACGATAACCTGCGAGCAGAACCAGCCTCTCAGCCCCATCCTCGTCCTTATATACTCGGACGATGGGCGGGTTCAGAAGGCCGTCCCGCTTAATAGAGTCGCGTAGCTCTGCGACCTCGAATGCATTAGCCTTCCGACAATTCTGGAAGCCGTCTGCGTTTCTCTCAATGTCGTCAAAATTAAACTTCTTCAGACGTAGTTGACGCTGCGTCATTAGTTTCTCCTTACTTCGATCTCAGTGATTGTATTATTAAGTTGATATTACTACGGGATAATACCGCAATAGCCGAGCAATAGTAATAATCCTCTAGTTTTACCTTTTGTAGCAATATCCACCCAAAGGTCTCAGCAAACATGCTTTTTGACAACATACTTATTGTCAATGACAAGTCCTGCCTGTCAACTGAAAACATAGTGTTTACCTATATTTAGAGGATGTTTTCCGCTCGGCGGTAGGTGACAACAGAGTTATTGTCACCCATCCTTACTCATCTCCTTTTGTATAGATTGCTCTTCTCCTCCTACCCTGCGCCTTTACTGATGTAGATCCATCAATGAAAGGTTTTAATGCCGCAGGGTCCCCAACAACCGTTACAGAACCATCTGGTAGCAGTTGTATCTTAATCCCTGGTAGCTCTAACCAGATTTGGTCAGAGACTGCCGTCAACTTTTGTAGACTGGGATAGTACTGCTTCAGGTTCTGAAGCTCTGTTCCCAGAGCCATTAAGGTTGAGGGTCTGGCAGTAGTAGCAATCTCTCCAGAGTCTCTTCTATGCTTGTGAATAGCTTCTCTCTCTAACCTGTCAAAGTCTGTCCTTCTTAGGGTGTCCATTTCAGTTGTTAGAGTCGTAAACCACTCATTCGCTTCTATATAGGCTGTCTTTCTACCAGCCTCTAACTTTAATCTTCCAAGCATCTTCCCTAGGATTACTCTTTCTTCTCCTATGGATACCAGCCTCTCCCTTGAATTGGAGAATGCTGTTAGGGCTTCCTGTAGTTTTTCATTTGAGTCAACAGGGTCCCCTGATGCTGAACAATACTTTTCTCTTAGCAGTGCAATACCGTTGGATGTTTCCTGAACGGTTGCTCTAGCTTCTTGGATACCACCTATGAGTGAAGTTACATCTACTTCATCTTTCTCAAGTAACCCACCAAGACTGGCTATACGACTTCTAAAGGTAGTCAGAAACTCTCTAGTAAACTTAAATGTATGTAAGCAGCTTTTAGGGTTTCTGGCTAACTTGTCTAGCGCATATTGTTTACCTGTTACGAAGGGTGGTGTACTTCGGTATGTTTTACATCCCTTCAGAAGGGTAGCTGTTTCAGCATCCATTATTCTAAAAGGCATATAGATATGTACCCAGGCTTCGTTGTCCTCTTTCCAAAGGTATACGTGCCCACGTTCAATTGGTGTTAAATCTTGCTCATCCCAGGGAGCACCATCTACAGGGTCTATGAAATCATTTCTAGACCAGCGACTGGTATTTGAGGTAGGATGGCAAACCACTTGGATGTGAGGTTCAGCCCGGATGTTCAAAAGCTCATGTGCTGCCATTAAACCTCCTTCGGGGAATAAGTGTGTTAGGGTGACAGACATTTGGTTGTCAACACACTTATACCAGATATCTGCTGTAAGTAGCCGTTAAACCTGGATTTCTGTGACAGCTTTGGGGTTGTCACTGACAACCACCCACTTGTCATTAATGATAAAAAACAGAGTAGGGTGGGGACGCGACAAAAGTCACGCCCCCACCACTAACATAGAATATTACTGACCTTCAACCACATTGTTGCTTGGGGTCTTGGAATGCTTCGGTGCAGCGGCCTTCACGGCATACTGACGAACCTTCTTAAACCTGAACCCATGCTCCCTCATCAAAGAGGTCTGTGCAGTTGACAGAGCAGATGTAATGGCTACCTGACTACTCTCGCTGTCCCAGGCACCCTCAACGCACTTGGCGTAGGTGGGCTGAACAAACTGAGCGATGTATTCAGGAACATCAACAACCAATTTCAGGCCCCGCTTTTCCGCGAGGTCGGAAAGATAGAATGGAACACCCATCAGGCCCAACGCCTTTGTGGTGGTCTCATCCATCACCCCCTCCTCCACAGAGAGGCCGGTGCCGCTTGCAACCAAGTCCTTCAGGGCTTCGAAGTTGTGAGGCTTCTCTTTGGCGTCTCGGTACTTGATAGCACACGAAAGAAACGCACAGATGAACTCCTCACGGGCTCGGGCCTTTTCAGCCTTGGTAGGCTTCTTGGAACCACGCTTCCACCCACCCCTGGTGATGAAGTTCAACGCGGCAGAGCCGTCGAAGTAACCATCGCAGGACAGAGTGAACCCGAACTTGCATTGCCAAGTCCGCTTCCCATCGCTGTACTCTGGAACACCTGAGTAGTAAACCGCCTTGGTATCGGGGTCCACCACACGGAGCATCCGCGTGACAACGTTATTATAAGTAATAGTAATAACATCTGGTGCCCGCTCCGGGTCAATCAGATTCAGCATAGCTTGCCCCATACCGGGAAGCTTCCATTTGGACTTGTTTGGGCCAGTCTTCTGACCTTGGTTGTTATCGTTGGTAGCCATAACACATCTCCTCTTATAAAATTTTTATAAGCTAGCTCGCAGAATTGCGATTTAAGTGGAAGTTGAGGAAGTCTACATCCACTGAATAATTTATCTCATCACCGATAATACTTTTGGCAACGAGAGCACAAATAATACTTGAAATGCCATATGCGCAGAAAATTGTGCTTTTTTCTGTGCACGGTAGCTGCACCGCTTCTTCGTCAGGAAACAGACTTTGGTCGTAGTAGGAAACGCTGTTTGCATTTGATTTGTCTACATAGAAGACAGATCCTTCACGCGCTCCCATACGACCGTCCAGGAAATACTTTGCTCCGCTGCTTACAAGAAAGCTTGACCAGATATCTGAGCGAGCAGACATATTGTCCACTGCTGAGATTACATAGTCTTCTTGGAAGGTTTCACCCCCCTCGAACTTCCTGTCTTCAGCGATGATTTCCGCACCGGTTCCTTCCGATAGCCGTTGCTGCAAGGCTTCACATTTCTTATACCCAATTTCGGTCACGAAATAGCCTTGATTGGCTACGTTGTGAGACTCGACATCGTCAAAGTCATAGATGCGTATCTTTCGAATACCCATCTTGCACAAGGCTTCAGCAACATGGGACCCAATAGCCCCTGCGCCAACAATAGCTACAGAGCGGTTCTGTACGATTTCGTCTGGGATAATTCCGGACTGGCGTGTGGTATCAATCATACTGCCACCCCAACCGGCTCATCTTCATCCTCGTCGTCTTCTCCAAACTCTGCTGCTAGGATTTTCTGGACTTCATCGTCCTGTTCTTCGTCGTCCTTTTTGCTTCCGACGTCGTAGTACAGTCCAGACAACTCATCCAAAATTTCCTCTGTGCTCATTTCTTTTGCGTACCACTTAGAGTGATATTCAATGACCTCTGTAAGATCTACGATGTTTTCTTCGTAGAGTTCTGCCAGAAGCTCTAGTTCATCGGGCAACCGCAGAGACTCTTTTACGTACTCAACATTCGCGATCAAGTCATCTTCGTCCGAAGCGCTTTCGCTTTTGTCGTCTCCAGCTTCTTTGCTTTGATGACCGCCGTCCCAGCCGATGTAGTCGTCGTCCCAGTGGCCGAAGAAGCTCTGGTGGCCGTTTACTTTTCCCGTGTATGAACCGGTAGTGTACTTTCTTGTGTGTTTGACAACATTTAGTTGCGTAGGCGCGGGTCGAGAGACGTGGTCTTCAACCATCTCCTTTGCCCAGCCGTCCTCCAAGATGCTTACCTGATCAACAGACCATCCACACTTTTCAAAGGAAAACCTGAACGGGTTGTACATATCTACCCGGACATTGAGGTCTCTCTTTTTGTTGGAGATTACGCTAATACAGACCTTATCAAAATTGAATTCTTCAATTTGTTTCTCGTCTGTTCCGGAATGACCGGTATCCATATTTACATGGGAGTGCCACCATACACAGATTTGGTCTGAACTTATCCCCTGGTCCCTAAGCTCCAAAGACACATCTGCATAAGAGTCCATATCGAAGACAGTACTGCCCCCAGTGCACTCTTGGTCTGGAACATAGAATTCTAGAACATAGAAAGGCTCTTTAATGCCCCACTCATTTCGTTGAGCATCTGTGGCAATAATACCAATTGCTGATATCTCAATTGGGCACTCATCAGTCAATGCTGTCATTTGTTGATATGCTTTTTGTGTAAATCGGACGGTTGGCTTTGTTAGAACTTTAGTCATTAGTTCCTCCTGGATTGGTTTGTTGTTGAGCGAAACGGGCTGCATACTCGTTTCTTGAGATGCAGGGTGTTCCGTTTATTCCTCTATATGATGCTGGCGGGTTTATCGGATGAACGTGATGAACCATGCAGCAGCTATGGCAGTGACCACAGCCGCTAAGGTCTTCTTGTTCTTGGATAGTTCCGCATTCGTTGCATCTAGGACACTCACAATCCGCCATGATGTGGTTCCCTGACTCACATACAGCGTTGTCCCATCTGTTTGGGCACCACGCAGATAAGTGTACGTACGGGTTCTCTCTATTATAATGTTGTAGAAAGTCCGTGAGCGTTTCGATTACTTTAGCGATATCCTTAACACCCATATCTTGTATTAGGGTGGGTTGGATATTGCCTAGGCATGCTGCACCATGCTCGTTTAGATGTGGGTGCGGATAGTTTCTCCTGTTACCCTCATCCGGGTTAACGCTTTTGCAGTATACAGTGACTCGGTTTCCTCGAACGGGGTCACCGTTGTAAGTTACAGAGCAATCAAATTTACCAAAGTTGTGTGGGAGAACAGATCCGAAACCATCTTTTATGAAGATATCGTTAGTTCTCCAAGTTAGTTTTTGCTCATCTGCACTGATTGTGGAGAACTTGATTGGGACACGCGTATCGATGAGACCCTCAATGAAACGAATCATCAACGCTCTTTTTTCGAAACCATCCTCTGTGTAGATTTCTCCGTTCAACTCCAAGCGCCTTTTTATCTGCGCAATAGCTCGCTCACACCTTTCCGCTCGGTCTCTTGCCTGAGAAGACTTTGAACTTCGGTCCATAAGCTTTTGTCTGGCAGCACGCGTTCTCGCTCTGGCACGGTCGTACTCTGCCTCCTTGGCAGCAAGGCGTTGCTGGGCTCGGGTATAGATAGCCGACCTAGCAGAGACCTTATTGTTGTGCATTCGTTCTGCGGCACGCTCTCTTTCTAGCGCGGCAGACAATTTTATAAGCTCTTTTGAAGCAAGACTTTCTGAGTCGGTGATGATGGTCTGAAGTTGTTTGGCAATCAGAGCGTCGTCACCATTAAAAGTTAGTTCGTAGTTTTTTGCTGTTGATGCCATAGTTTCTCCACAAAAAAATAGCGGATGCCCCCCGAAGGGGACACCCGCCACTTTTATTACTCGTTATATTATTGGTCAGGTATAACGAGTTTGGGTCAGGAGACTAGTAACGACTACTGTCGTCCACCAGCAACCTTGTTACCAACCCAAATCTCATGCGGCCCTTCACCGAGAACGGTGCTGTTCGGGTCCGTAATGTCTGCGGTTTGGCCAGGGCCAACTCGTCGCTTGAAGGTGAGGCTGCGAATATCCCAGCCGCCCTCTTGCGTATTTAGCGTACTCACGATGTCTCCAAGAGTGGAGTCAGTGCGAACTTCAAGGCAACGGTCAGACTTACCATTTCGGATAAGCGTAACAACACACATGTCAGCGGCGCTGACTGTGCTTGTGGACGGGGCGGCGAAGGAGATGTTTCCTCCTCCGTTAACACCACCAGAACCATTAGTTCCGTTGCTGTTCGTTGCTGATTCAAGTCGGCTTTGCGCCTCGTTTACAGCAGACTGGAGCGCCTGCAAGCGGTCGAGGTTGCTTCGACTGTAGTCTGTTCCCATGTTGGCAACGAAAGAATCTCGTGCTGAGGTTGCTGACCCCAACGTTTCGTTCAAGTAATCAATGTTTTGCATAACTAGTTAGTCTCCTTAGACTAGATCCCAACGGAAACCGTTGAAAATCTTTTGTAGCTTACCCGTTATTTCTTCCATGCTTTCTGCATTGAGGGTAACTACTGATGAATCATCAAAATCTACACGAATTGCTCGTGGTACATTAGACATGTCTGGCGTTTGGCTTTTGCCGATATCGCCTGCTGTAGCGTAAACGCTATACTCTATAAATGTCACATTATCGTTCTCGAAGGATGGTCTCCGTCCCACATAGCAGGTCAAATCCCAGCCCTTGTGTGACGCTGTTTTAACCTTCTTTCGGTTCTCCAAAACTTTAGATATTAGCGCATAATAATCTTCACGCCCAGTTTCCGGAGTGTCAGTTCTCTCAACCATTGATCCTCTTTTTCTGCTCGGCTATCGCTTCTGAGAGGGGTGGTCCTTAAATAAAACCGAATATTTTCTTTTTAGGAATCGAATATGTTTTTTGACGCTATTTGAATACCTCGCCGGTCGAGTACATTTCCTACACTGGGAATCGGTACCACACTTGTCGAGGCATTTATTTTGGACATACTTCCAGCCTTGCCCGCCGTTGTAGCAGGCAAACACTTTGGTACCACGACACTGCCTATAATTTTTCCGAAATAATGAGATTAAGAGAAGAGACGCTTTCATATTATTCTCTACGACAAGCATGTCCTTCTCACAGTCATTAAATCCGAAAACCTTTTTTAGTCGTTTTCTGTGGATGCGGCAGTTAACCTGCATCAGCCCATAATCACCGGTGTGGCTAATAGCCCGATCAGTGAGACCGGACTCAACCATCCCAATACCGATAATTTCGTATGCGTCATACTCGCCAGGAATAAGCGGGAGAACCCTCTTGATCTGAGAGATATGTCTTTCGCTCAGAGACTTTGGGGGATTCCTTCCGGAACCACTGTACTTGGCCTTTTTTACTTGGGCCATAGAAATACTTAAACAAGCAGCGCTCATAAAACCGAACGCAAAAAGTGTTAGTAAAGTTCTCCTCATTATACTCTCCTGGTTACGTTTCCGTTGCCCCCAGCAGTCCGCACAGACAAGCTATTGCTTCTTGCTGTATCCCAACAAGAAACTTTCCATTCGGTGCGAAGCTACAGGATTCAAGGCCCTGTTTTGGCGGGCCAGCCTAGTCAAGCATTTCTCAGAAACAATGGTGAAACCAACTTTGGATTTACACTGAAACCTACTTACTCTTAGAGCGGTCTTTTCCCGACTGTCAGCGTATCTTTCCCACGAATGGGACTGGCTACGCGCAGACAATGAAGCTTCTTTAACATCCGATCATAAGATGAACCTAGGGCCTGACAGGTGTGCCCCTGTTGTTTGAATTGCCACCTACCTAGGATGGCAGCGTAAAAACAACTTTGGTGACAGTGACCTCGGTTTCCGTGTCATCATGAAAGGAACTAACGTAAATTAGCCTTCATCAGTGTTATTATACCTTAGTAATTCTGTAATTTGCACTACATCCGGCGAACGCACACTCCTTGTGTTAGGGCCTCGTAAACCTGAGTCCGCCGATAAGTATGGACTTTTTTATAGACATAGAGGCTTTCTTAGACATAGCAGCCAACGCCTTTCGGTCCCACTCAGGAGTCACCTCGTCTTTTACAGGTGAGAGCGGCTCCCTATAGTCAGCTACCATTTCCTCGCCCGGAGCGATATCTTTAGTGGCATAGGCAATAAGTTTTTTGCCGGATTTCCGTAAACCCACATTGGCCACAGGTGAGTGGTTGAAGTAATCCCCCAGAAGGGTTTGGTGATAGTCCTTATAAACATCACCCGTGGGCTTACCGCTCTTTCTTATTAAGGCAACGCCGAGGACTTCCCCAGCCTTGTGGCCGCGCACACTGAAGCTCCCGGTCCCATCGATGGGGGACCGCTTGTGCTTTATCCGACCGTTTTCAACATGAGATAACATACTGTCCACCAGTATAACTGATAATACAAAAAATGGTCCAGCTAAAGAGCTAACCTTTCTTGTCAGTCTTCTTACTACGTTTTTCTGTAAATATCGAGTTTATCGTTTGGTGGAGCAATAAACCAAAAACTTGGATGGACTTATGTTCCATCTCGGCTTCTGAGAAGAAGTTAATAGCTTCAACTACTTCGTGCCATAAGGTTTCCCACGCCATGGTGTTGCTTAGGGATGCATCGATGGTGATCGTTAGATCAACCCCATCGAAGATCCCATAAGCATCAAAATCGTCCAGCAGTCCCTTTTTCCGTAGTACTTTAAGAGTGTGTCCACCAATTGAGATTGCTTTCGGAAGTTGCCTTTTCACGGTGGGCTCCTATTCGTCAGAGGCAGCGTCGCCTTCAGTTGCGTCAGACTTACCTACGTCCCCAGCGGTGCTTCCGGCGTCTGGTTGACTCGCAGCGGAGTCATCATCATCTCCGGAAAGCTTAGCAATGCTTTCTGGTGTATCGATAACACCGAAGAACATTCCTGCTCCCGCACCGGCCCCGGCAATCAGGCCGAGAAGGGCGGCTACACTCAAAATTTTCAAGAGCTTTTTCATTTTGTTTCCTCCAGATTAAGCTACTCAAGCTGGCGCAAGCCGTTATGGCATTCCGCATATGCGTTGGCCAGAGAGATGAGCTTAACCCCCCTAGCTTCTTTGTAGTAGCCCGTGTCCAGAGTACACAAATGCTTGTGTACCTGTTCCGCTGCGTAGTACAGCTTTTCTAGGTTGGGAATATCATAAGCTCTCGGGAATAGTCCAGCTTTATCAAGCACTTGCGCGAACTCTGAAAATTTTTTTAATTCTTCTTTAGATTCTTGTGTATCTTTATTTACTTCATTACTCATTATCGTCCTCCATTTGCTCTAGGTAATCTACTCGCTCTGCACAGAAGTCAAATTCATCCGGCTTACCCTCTTTGCAGTCGTGCATTCCCCCATCTTTCCAAGTCATCGCCCCAGCGAACCAGCACCCGTATTCAACAAATTCGAGGCAGAACTCTAGGTCTGGGTTGTCCTCCGAAACTTTGTGGAGCCACGCCACTGGCGGACTCCACGCGCTCATGAAGCTCACGGTCCACGTTTTATCTTCTGGGGTTAGGTCGCAATAACTGAGGTCTTCGTTCGGGATATCCCACTTGGTTCCCCAGTTATGGACCTTCCAATAGTACCAAGCCTTATCCAGGGTAGGCTCTTTATCAGTCCCAATACTTCTTCGAATTTCGTGCAGAAAGCAGTCTTCGCTTTCGTTTAATTGCTGAACCTTTGATTCGGGCATTGGGTAGTGCGCTGACAACAGCCCATCACCCTCTTTTATCTTAGAAACAAAAAGGGCCAGCTTGTCGGCTGGCCCAGATATCTCGATATTATTTTCACACCAGTTTGGCATGGATTCTCCTTAATCAGTATCTTCGTATCCCCCCCAGACACCCATGGTGCCCGAAGACAAATCGAAGACATCAATATGTCTGTTCCTAGCGTTCTCTGGGGCCTGGTTTCTTTCCCTATAGACCTCTTCTATTAGGGACCGGGCCTGCTGCAAGGACATGGTGAATGTAGAAATACTTGGGCTTGTATTCCGCACTTCGCGGAGCATACAACCAAGCTCGTCGTTACTTATTTGGTAGGTCATTGAAGTCCACGCTCATTAGGGTTATTTGATTTTCGATGTCTGTAATAGTGATACCACGATTACTAACAGAAACAGAAATTCTTCTGTTATTAACGACTTTTTCGTTTGGTAACACATCAATACGATTTGTATCGTGCGCCTCCCCACTTTCTCCGAGGTACACTGTTAGTGGCTTGTCCTCGTAAACAGAATTATTGTCTCTCATCGTCTAACCCCTAAGTTAGTTATGTAAATCTACAGCAACCAGATACTGGTGTTCTGGGCTTTCCTCACAACGGTGCATTGTATCCTGCACTCGCGTTCCGTAAATAACGGCATCGAAAAAATAGGACTCGAAGCAGTACCTTCCACTCAGAGACTGACCTATCTTTATAAGATAGAAGCCCAACATACCAAACCCCATAGGGCCATCGTCTTCGGGCAATTTATCCAAGTCTTTGAGTGCGGAGAACTTCTCCCCAAACTCCTTGTTACTTTCGCTGATTCGTTCAGCAGCACCTTTTTTGTCGTGGACTTCCAGGCCCCACAGATTCCTGACATCCGCCTCGGTGATCGTTCGGCCAAAGACCTTATCAACGTTTTCTGTGAATTCCCTGTTCTGCGATTCGGCCACACGAGCAAGGGATTTCCTGAATTGCTCAGGGTCTTCTGAGAACTGTAATACGTTTTTATCGGTTCCGTCTTCATTCAAACCGAACAGCCCCTTCCAGCGCCCTCCGACTGAGTACCAGTCCCAGACTTGTCCGTCTCCGTAGGGCTCTATGGCTGCTTCCGCCATCTCTACTGCTTCTTCTTTGCTGTCCGCTTCAACAGCTATTAAGTGTAATACATGCATTAGTCTTCCTCCTCGTCTTCGAGTATAATAACGTCTACTGGGTTGTGTGTTTCAATCCAGACTTTGGCCCCACAACCCAGGGGTTTGTCCGGTCGATATATTACTTTGGCCACCTCTCGACCATCTTGGTCAAATAGGATAGCTTCATGTCCGTAAACGTTTTGTTTATAAGTTTTTACGGTAAGAACAGGATCTCGGAGATCCTTCTTGGCATTCTTTTTAATCACGTGCTGGTTAACGTGTATTATAGTCTTCATTCCACGCCCCGGCCTTCTGCTGTAGCATACGCGTGAGAGGTATCACGATGTTTGAGTTACTCAATAAATATCTAATTAGAAAATCGCACGTCAAGCTGGCCGCGTTTGGTGATGACCAATTTAAGAAGGGTCCAAAGGATTCTGCTGCACACGCTTTAGAGAGATTAATGCAGAGGGGAAACTCCTCTAATCCTTCTGATGTGGCCAAGCAGGTAAAGGATCTCATCCAAAGATTGGGTGCCCGACCCGAATCCATCCGACTTACGGGTGCAGACGGTAAGATCTATTCCTCAAGCGCAAAAAATGTGAGCAAGCTCCCCAACCAGATTGGCCTCAGGTTCCCTGGTCAGGATGGGTATGTCGTCCTGGAGAACAGGCGTGCTGCCGGGTTACCACCAAACTACACATTCAATACCGTTAGGACGAAGGAGATGGGCCTTCGGCAAGGCACTGTTGCGATGGGGTGGAACAAGTTTAGAAATATGCTTGTCCCAGAAACCAAGGACACGACCCCAAAACCGAGGTCAGAGGCCTGGAGGACCGCACAACCCGAAAGAATCCAACGAGACTTTGGGTACAGGGCTCAAGGAAAGAAGGCTAAGCTTACCAAGGCAATGCAGCCCAAGTTTGAAGAAGCCCTTAAAGCTGTAGCTGAGACCAAGAAAAATTTACCTGCTGAACGGGCAGCGCTGGGGCTTCCAGAACTAGCTGGAGAGCCCCTAACGCACAAACCCGGCCCAGTCCCCACAATTGCGGGCATGTCTAAGAATCGGGCACGTAAGTTTACCCGAGCAGCTTTAGCACTCGCCTCCAAAGGGAAGCTTAAGCTTGGATTTATTAATGCGCTTCGCCAATCACATCTTCAAGACGCTCTGGCTTTCCATTTGGGCCGAACGATATTCTCCACCCGTCAGTGAGACACGTGAAGTAGATACCGTCCCAACACATCTCTAAGCGCTCTCCCTTCTTAGGCCCTTCTAGCATTGCGAAGGTCCAAGTTCCTGGGGGAAAGTGTGTAGCAGTGTCGGTTGACCATGTACCTAGACCGAGCTTTTCGCCATCATTTCCGGCTAGCGGCTCGAATAAAAACGTTTCAAAGCAATACTCTGCTTGCTCCAATACTAACCAATTATCCTCATCAATTGTTGCTGAGAAGTTGGCTACTAATTTGCCATTTTTTTCCATAAGTAACCTCCTTGTTATGTATGGCACCCCGGATAGGATTCGAACCTATGACCCACGGCTTAGAAGGCCGTTGCTCTATCCAACTGAGCTACCGGGGCTCAGGTTTAGCGCCTCCCAATCTATGACGTATGGCTCGGCTTGCCTACTAAGAAGAAAGAACGGCTTGTCTTTACTGGATAGCTCGGGGTGAAGAGCCATGACCACCCTAGCGTAAAAAGCCCTGTGGGCATTCGCCAGCTTATAGTCGTCACCCTCAGTTCTAAGCGAGTAGGAGTAACGCAGTATTTCGAAAATTTGGCTTATTGATCCCCTGGTTCTACCAGCATCGCGAGTCCTCTTAGCAAGAGACACAATCGATCCTAGGACATGTGGATTTTGTCTGTGGAAAGCTTCAAATTTTGTTTGTAGGGCGGGCTTTTCGCCGCTTGCCTCGATATTCTCTTTTGGTACTTCCTCGATAGCTTTATCGAGGTCTGGGATCATAGATATAAAGTCTAACGATATTTGGTGCGATGGTCTTCCATTGCTCAAAACAACTCCTATTTGTTCGTGATGTCCTTTCGGATATCCGGATTCGATAAGTCTATAAATTTAATGTCCCCACAAAGAACTTTCGGGGTCCATTGCTTCTCCAGCTTTTCACTAAAAAAGCAGAGAGTCATACTTCTTCCCCGTTCTTCTAACAGGCGGAAGACGCCCAAAAGGGCTTGGTCGTTTGAGAGGATGGTAATCTCTTTATCCTCAGAGAGAGCGGCCATAGCCGAGATCTCTGCTGTAAAGGCGTCTGCCTGGGTTGTTACGTCATACACATGTAGGTTGTAACCCAGGTCCTCTAAACGCTTTAAAAATTTACTTTGGTTTACATTCTTTGGATCAGCCTTCGTAAAGGCCTCCACGGTCTCACTGTTTGTCTTTTCTTTTAAGACGGTAAGCAGCTTTTCGTAATTTATCGTGACGTTTAGATCACGAATTGCGAAGTATAATCTGCTTAAATCAATACAAATCATTTCTTATCCCCTGGAGTCAGTTAAGTCCCATTGTTCTATAATACACACGTAATAAATTTACCCTGAGACCCCAGCCCAACCAGAGGCTGGGCCGGGGACAGGGTTATTTATTAGGGATGATAATACAGGATCATTTGCTCGGCACCATAGTTGTTGTGGAAAAACCATTTCCTTCCATAGTCACCGAATAACCCACACTGCTTTTTTCAAGCGCCATCACCCTTGAGAAGACTTCTTTAACTGATTGAGTTACAAGAATTTCTCTTCCGTTGGACAACAACACCTTGGCCAAATCAGCTTTTTCTTCCCAGCAGCAAACAGGACCTCCCATAGAGAAGTCTTCTGCAACCGCCTGATTTGGTTCGGAAATTAGAACAATGTCATCTGCTCGAACCAGGGTGAGGACCCATTCCTCGTCATCGTAGGCCGTGAGTTCAATGAACATGTGATGTCTCCTCCATTAATGTAGGTGAGACTATGCTCACTACAATCCTGCTCAGAGCAATACATAACCCTGTGCCTTCCCATATTACCAACCATTAGCGGCTTTTCGCAAAGAATACAACGCATCCGATCCTCCTTAGTTTGTGGGGTGTTTCCCATCAAAGTTCTTATACCCAGGAGGCGGGTGCATATTGCGCTTGTTATATGAGCGGCTCCCAACGAGAAATCATTTTGTCGATTGCCTCTTTAGGGACTCCATGAATGGAGCCAAAGTCGTTTTGGCACTCAATGACGTATAGAGCATATCCATACTTTTTGGCGAGCACAAAATAAGGCTCTGCTTCCCATCTCATAGAGAAGGTGTTGTGCACCGCGAGTGGTGTCCTCTTGTTTGCCATCGCGCTTTCCAGGTTGTTTCTACACTCCTCGTGTGCCTCCGGAAGAAGCGCTGGGTTGAATATGTAAGCCCCTGACTTCTCAAAGAAATCATCTGCTGCAAACATATCCATCTTGCTCTCAACCAGCCTCTTGGCCACAGTGGTCTTTCCACTCCCAGGCAAGCCCCGGATCAGAAAAAGACATCCTTTATGTTGTTGGCTGCTTTCTGCCATGTGTTCTCCTCTCTAATATCCAATAATTCCCAGTTGCCATGCCAGTTAGTGAATCTAACCTCGGATATTCTTTTGTTGGCTATCTTCTTTGCGCATAGGCAACAGGGTTTTGCCATAGTGAATGTTCCATCTTTCAGGAACCTTATTATCTCTAAAGTGTCACCCGGCTCAGAAAACCGGAGAACGTTCATTTCGGCGTGCATGGCGTAGGAGGCATGCCCATCCATATATAGCCGCCCACAGTTGGGGTGGGTCTTGCTTGAGTTAACACCAATACGTACGACTTTGCCACGCCGCTTAAGGATTGCGGCTATGTGGTATCGTTGCTTATTGGATAGGGCTCGCTTAGCAGCGAGATAGTACACCTTTTGACACAGCAACCTCCTAAGAAAATAGTTGGTGGGCCCCCTGGGATTCGAACCCAGGACCTACCGGTTATGAGCCGGGGGCTCTAACCACTGAGCTAGAGGCCCATACAAGAATTGGTGGGGCTGGAGGGACTCGAACCCTCAATCCCATAGGGCGTCAGATTTTAAGTCTGATGCGTATACCAGTTCCGCCACAACCCCAAAATCGTACTAGTTAATGTACCGTTTATCTAAGGGAGTTGGAGCCTCTTCTATGATGACCCCCGTATCTTTCAGCACGTCCTTCAAAAAGTTGATGCGCTGCTCATGACACCTAAGGCATTCTAGTGCGTCCATAAGAAGGTGTGAGATTAGGGGGTACTCGCTCTGGAATGTCGTGGCTTCCTTAAACAGGTTCAAGACAAACTCGGAAGTACCGTCTTCCTCATTCTCGTTTTCTATTGTTCTTACAAAGTCCATAAATCCGGGCAAGACTTCTTCTATCAGCTTTCTGATATCCTCTGGTGTTTTACTATCCTGAGTCATAAGTGACCCCTCTCCTTGTTGGTAGGCCCGGTGGGATTTGAACCCACGACCTTGTGCTTATCAGACACTACACCGGGTATAAGCCGGTTGCTCTAACCACTGAGCTACGAGCCTAGGTTGGCTACAATAAGGTTATTAGTTTTAAAATTACTGCTAATACAGCAGCAAATAAGAATATTGGCACCCGCGATTTCAGGTGCTCTCGCATATCAAATTTTTGTGTCATGGCTAACTGTTCAGACCTCTTATACCCGCACAAGTGTTTATTTTGCGGTGGGTTACCATGGCACGATTGCGACCGTTCCACCAGCGTACGGGGAGCGTAGCTCAACTGGATCTGAGTTACTAGCGAAAGCATCTTCGAGGTAATCACCCTCAAGACCAAAAATTCGAGATGTTCCGGGGTCCCTATATATTTCTACCCGCACGGTCTCCCCGGTATCGGGATCGTCTACGTAAACATCTTTCACATATTCTGCTTGTCTACTCATCGTCCTTCTCTTTAGGCCCTTCTCTTTTTAGCGTTTCATGTTCGTGACGCAGTGCGTCTCTAGCCTCATCTTTCCTTGGTCCATCAAAAATAACCTCTAATGCCATAGAGGAGAGCATGTGGAGATAGCAACCACAATTTTCTGTGCAGGGGAAGTTTTCGGTCTCCAGGCTTTTCTTGCAGTTGCTATCAAACTCTCCCCGGTATTTGGTGGCCATGTTTATGGAGGACATCGCAATGATAAGGTCATACGCGTCTCCCTCTGAAAGACTGATCTTATCAGGCATGCTCTCTGTTTCAACCTTCCTTGTTGGGAAGGGTATTATTGTTGCCGTTTTATCTCCGTCATCATCCATATTTTACCCCATATCGTTGGAGACACCTACTGCATCATATCCCTCAACGAGGGTAGGGTCGTAGTACCCAGAGCGCAACGTATTATCCGTAATATTGGTATACAAAGAAGTACACAGTGATACTTGGTAAGTGTTGTTACATATTGGGTTTTATGGAGCCTGTATATCTAACGCGGCCAATCCAGCCCTCTCGTAGATATCGGGCCTTTCCTGGTATAAGCTATTTAGAACCCCCCTACTGTCCATTCCTACATACCTTGTTAATTCTTTTAGTAGCCAAACAGGAGGCTCATAATGAACTACAATCTAACGACAGTGTCCGAGACTCTTTTCGGAAAATTCTTGAGTTGTGCATTGATGGCAGATCCGGAACGGATTTCCGATCATGACATGACCAAACTAAATTTTACTCTTTCTTTGGACGGGAAAAGCTTGGACTTCCAAGCAGTATTCTCTGCCTTTGAGAATCAGATTAACAATGGCAAACCACTTGCCGCCCCATCCCCGGATTACTCCCTGGGAGACATTATCTCTACGCTGGAACAGGCAAGAGATGAGGCTAGACGAGTAGACTCGATGGTTGAGAGCAGCGTGGGCGATGTGATTTCAGCAGCGTCTTCCGTGGCTGCGGATTGCGCATCAGACTACGCGAGCGAGCGAGTTTCGGAGGACGCATGGGAGCACTCTCCTGGAGACAACGTTAATTACGAGGTCTCTAATAACCTAGAGTCTGCTTTAGATATGCTCAACACGCTTAACGGACGCGGGTAAAAACATGTGGCTAAGTGAGACCCCCTGGAAAATCCAGGGGGTCCACTTGGTTACTCACCAATTTTTATCTCGCACTTGTCGCCATCACAGAATTTATCAGTCACCTCATGAATCGAGGCGGTGAAATCGATTGGCGTAATCCCTTTGGAGAGCTTCTCGTATTCCTTCTCTGTGATTTCTATATATGGGGCTTGAACATATCCGTGGTCTGAGTCATTCAGAGGAAGGAGAGATACAGACTTCAGCCTTGTCTCATACACCTCTAGACAAGTCTTGATATCTTTATGCTCCCCGTTCTGGAATGAAACAGTTATGCTGACTTGGTTGTCTGCCCAATGCTTTTGCAGGTCTCCCGCGTTAGCGAACTGTTCCCAGATTGAGACATCCCTTTTCCCTTTTGAGAAGTGCTTCTCTTTCACAGGGAAACTAACCACCGATGTGTCTTGAGCATACGTATCGTCTTCAACCACATAGCCAGCCTCTCTGGCAGCGGACACAAGAGGAGACGTATTGGCAACACGGATGTTTCGGATATAAAACTCGGAATGGGGGTAGTGAATGCCAGGGGTAGAACCACACAACAAGCTGACAGTCCCGCTGGGCTTGACGCTAGTCATTTTGACTGATCGTGGGATACACAACCAGTCACTATAGGTCCTGTCCAGTTCACGAATGTACTCGTATCCCTCGTCACACCATCGAAGGTATTCTCTTCGGCCCAGCTTGTTGATTGCTTGGACAATCCCAGACTGAGAACAACCTATGCGACGATTCCTCATCATCACGGCGTTTGTCCTTTGGTCATGGGTGGTGATTAGCGTAACACTCTTGGCATATAGGTAAGCGAACTTAAGAGTCCTGATGTAGTCTTCTAGGTCCTCGTGGTGCGCAGGAAACGTTTCTACGAGACAGCATAACTCAAAACTTTCGAGTGACTGTTCAGAGCATGGGTTGGACCCCATTACCCGCATGTCGTAACGACCGCGTTCCCCGTTCATTCGACGGTAGTGTTGCATATTGTCTAGCCAGATCACACCGGGCTCGCCATTAACAGCAATGCTTTCGGCAACTCCCGAGTAGTCCATACCGACAGTACCAAAGACACTGTTGTTGGAGGCCCACCTGTGACTCCTAAGCTTTTCCTCATCCTGCTTCAGGGTGATGAAATCTAGGTCGTCTGGGTCACCAAACATAATTTCAGCAGTCCTCCGGATACCGCCAGAGACAACGCACTTGCCAACTAAGTTGAAGATATCAACGATAATAGCTGACGTGATCTTATAAGACTCCCCATCCTTGGGCATCAGAAGCTCAGTTAGCTCATCAACTAAATCTATTAGTGGCTGGGGACCAGAGGCAACCCCACCAAACCCATTTATCTTAGCGCCCCGCTTTCTTACCTGGGAGTAGTCAGGGTTAGCTGGGTATGCAGTTGAAGGAGGGTTACCGGCTCTCCCCACGAAACTGTTGAGAACATCTCGGACAAGCTCTACCCACCCCTCACGGCTGTCCTTAACCACGTAAGGCTCAGTGCTCATTTTAGGAACTTCGATTTTCACTTTTCCAGCGCCACGGGTGTCCCCACCAACGCCTACCCCCAACATGCTCATATCCATCAGGAATGTGAAGGGTGCCGCGAAGTCTACGTCGATTTCCTCGGTAGACACGAATGCGCAGTTATTCAGGGCAGCGCCACCTTTATCGAAAATCATTTCTGTGCCCATGGCCCATAAGCCGCGTCCCGGAGGGAGCCACTTAAAGTCCCACATGCGAGTGAACATTTCTTGAGCACTCTTTTGGGCCTTCTTTTCTTTCCAAGGAAGGCGCAGTTGGCGACAATGAATTTTTTGTATGTTGAAGGCTCCCTCAACAACTCTTTTACAAGTTTCCCACCATTCCTCTGTTGTTCCATCCTCTTTTGGTCGGGCGTAGGTTCTTTTATACGTGAAGTACCCCAAGGGCCCCCACAAGGGCTGCTCCCCCTCGAACTTTTGTGTGAAAGCCGCACTCAATGAAAAGGTGCGTACTTTTCGTCCTTCTGATGAAGAAACTTGGTCTAATATCATCAGCAAACCTCCTTAGTTAACTGTCGCTAATTACTCTTTATAAGATAAAAATTTGAATTCCTTTACCGCCTCAACCCGAACACTTTTCTGTGTCTTACTAGGGAGATATGCTCATAAATCTCATTCAACATCCTTATACCCGACATGGCCGCAGTTTTGTGGGCGAGATTGGTATAAGCAAGTTGAGTCCCCATTACATCCTAAATAAATCATCCGCGCAAACATACACTGAGGAGAGCTATTATGGGAGCATCATTCCCATCACTGAGAAAATTTTTGTCAACTCCTGGAGGCTTCCTCTCCAGAAATTTTGTTAATACACTCTGTGTATTCCATACACCATTTATGGCAAGAAGACTTTATGCAAGTTCTTTGTCGTTAATGTCTCAGCAAGGTTTTAAGCTTAACCTGCCAGAACAGATGATACGGTCATACATCACGCCAGCCCCGTTCTATGGTAATTCGCTAACCCCGCTAGGCTATGCCCCATCTCCCCAAGCACCTTCTGGGATTGCTATTACCGATGACATTGGGGGGAGCTTCCATGCGGGGTACGCCTTGCCCTACGGCTCTACAGAGACAAATCGCTGGAACAACGATTCAGCTTATCGGATGGGGCGTAGCGTTATTGCAAATGCGAGAATCAGATGCGAACGTGAATACGACGTTTTAGAACAGACATTTGGAAGGGTCTTCGACCTCCTTGCCTCTAGCGAGTATGATATGACTGATGTGAACGCTGTTTTGCCCCTGTTGGACACAAGTCCAAATGATCCGGGGCCATACAGCCAAATTGAAGAATTATGGAGTACCCGTGCGCTGAGGCCTACAGACATTAAACGGTAAGCAGAGAAGGCTCCCCAGGGTATCCTGGGGGGCTACTCTCCGTAAATTATTACCTATAATGTGTATTCGTAGACGACTACCACCTCCCGAAGGCCAGCACAGATCTAAATTTAGAACCATTATACGGAGGTAGTATTTTTACGGAGGCGAATTTGAGCGAGGTTACGATACCAGAAGATTGGGAGCGGCTTGAGAAGGAGCACGGGGACCGCCTTCTAGCGCAGCTTCAGAAACGCGACTGGAAAAGGCTCCACTCTCGGTACGGGGAGCGGTTTGGGTTTTCTTACGAGGAGTTTGTTAAGTGGGGTAAATGGGTTGTGTCTTCTCGGAAAGGCACGGAGGAGGCGAAGCCAGAGGAAGAAAAACCAGAGAAGGTAGAGCTAAAGCAGTTTATAACCGATAAGCGGGTCTGGTACGACGAAGAGGCAGACGTGTACACCACCTACCTCCCAGGGGAACCACATGCTTTAGCCATCCCAGGGTCTATCCACAGAGAGATATGCCGCGCCTATAGCAACTACGACTCTAACCCTGCCTCGGTAAACGAGCTTTCTAGAACATTCAAATTACCCAGGAACACCCTAACAAAGTACCTCCGGGTGCATGGCATTACTCATGATAGAGAGCCATTTACCCCTGAGGAGATCATGTCTAGGTCGGAAGACGACTTAGCGGAGGAAGCACTACAGATTAGGCGAGCCGCTATTTATAGGCGTATCGAGGGTGATCGATGGAAGGAAGTAAGAAAGGACGCAGCCCAATGGCGTAACTTCGATGACACCCTGTTTAGGGAATTCCTCTCTCTTATGTCGGATAGGCCCGACACACCCCCAACCAGACTAGACCTAAAGCCAACAAAAAGACCTTACGCAGCCGTGATAGGGCTTAGCGACTTCCACTGGGGCAAGTACTCAGACGCAGGTGAAAACTGGGAGCAGTTTGATCGGGAAATCGCTGCTAAGAGGCTCTTTGATTGCACAGAAGAGGTTCTGTCCAGAATGGCCCAGTTTGGTGCACCAGAGAAGTTATATGTCCCCGTTGGGAGCGACTTCTTCCAAATAGACAATCAGCAAGGGACGACCACCAGAGGAACTGTCCAAGACATGGACGGGACTCCAGCAGAAATCTTAGTTTCTGGTTGTGAGTTCATGGTTAGCTGGGTGAATCGTCTTAGGCAGGTTTGCCCGGTTGAGTTGGTGCTTATGAGCGGCAACCACGACCGCCATTCCGGCTTAGCGCTGCTTCTTTACTTGGATGCGTATTACCGAACCTCAATTGATGTGACAGTAAACAGGACCAGGACACCCCGTGTATACACAAGGTATGGGGAGAACTTGATTGGTTTTGTTCACGGGGATAAGGTCGGGAAAACGAAGGACCTTGCCGGGTTAATGGCAAGAGAAGCTAAAGAAGACTGGTCGGCTAATCATAGAACTATCTATACAGGCCACTTACATTATGAGAAAACGGAGACAGATGTTTCTTATGGAGTTACAAGAAGACAGCTACCCAGCCTGTCCGGACCAGACAGGTGGCACGCTGCTTCCGGGTATGTTGGGGCTCCCAAGTCTCTCCCGGTTTATTTACATGATAAAGACAAAGGCCTTGTTGCGGTTATCCACGGGCCAGCAGACTAAGAGGGATGCATGGAAGATTTCGAAAAGGTATTACCTGTAATAGCCAAGTCAGGGCCCGCAGACGACAAGCATGAAAGTAAGTGTGAAAGATGTGGCGTTGGGTGCCACGCTACTGTCAACATTAACGGTCACGATGTGGTTGTTGAGGGCTTACACTGCAAGTTCCTCGAAGACACCGGAGAAGGCCCACTGGAGGACCTTGGACGAGGGCGATTTCAGTGCTCAGTATATGAGGACCGGATGGAAGTAGCCCCTTGGTGCGGGCACACAGACTACGCTAAAGACAGAGGCTGGCTTAGGAAGGGGTGCCCATATGTCTCCGAGGACTTTAGTGGGGGCAAGGAGAGGTTACCTCCTAATAGGTACGATAACTTGTGGCCCCATATCCTTAAAGAGGTATTAGCAACCGAGTGGCATGAGCACACATCCCATACCAGTTTCGTAGCCACACAGCTTTCAAAGAGGGAGCCGGGTGATTGGCAGGTCTCTCCTGGGAGCACAGAAGGAACCGTTGTTTTTGATAAGCTGTAGGTAAAAAAGTGTGCCCCGTAGGACACACTTTAATCTCAAGCGCTTTGCTTGAGGATTTCTAGACCTGCACGATTCGGTATGACCACTTCCTGCCAGTATTGTCTGGCGTCGAACAGTTGGTTTTTCATATCGATGTGTGCCCGGATCTCTTCCGGAATGTTGTCATTATCCGGAATTGTAATCTTTGCGTCTGGCGCGAAGAGCGATGTCATATCTTTAGCGTCTATGTCCTCGTACCCCGCCAACCAACGAGTGATAGCTTTGTACTTAGGCGAACAGATTCGGTAGTTCATCAACGTAATACACGGGTCCACAGACCAGTAGATATCTGAATTTGACTCCGGATCGAATACAGCAACACGGGTGATTGCTTCTGGTGGGATGTCACCAAGGTGGCAGCAGTTACCCAGGTGCTCTACTGAGTGTTCCCATAGATGTGCGAAAAGCAGCGGCGCGTTATCTCTATAGAAAGTTGTTCGCGCTTTCATACGTTCGGCACCATCGGGTAGCTCATTCGCATCCCTAAGGTCATCGAAGAAGTGCCCCATGTCATCATCGTCCGGAGGCACTTCATTTCTGCTGGCTTGCTCTAAGAAGTCTTCATCCGGGAGGAGGTAGTCTTCGTCAAGCAGGTCAGTATCAATTTCAACGATACCCCATTTCTCACCGTTTTCTGCCGCGCAGTTGGCAAAGTATCCAGCGTATGCAACCGATAGGTAGACGCGGTCACCCGCAGAATCGACTGAGTGCTCCCAGTTACCTTTAGAGCCAGTGCTGTCCTTGGTTTTTAATCCTTCCGCCATCGATAGGCGGGCAACTTTTTCTGAAGTTCCGTGGTAGAGCTTCATGTGGCTGACCCGCCCGCAATCCTTCGCCAACCGAATTGCGTCTTTTCGAGCCTCGACAAGTCGTGCCAATCACCCTCACCGTCAACAATGGCCTCGATGACCTTGTCAGAGATGTCTTTGTAGGCGTGTTCGGCGTAGGCGTACAGGTTTTCCTTGGTACTGGGGCACCACTTGTTTGCGTCCGCGTAGTCACCAGCAATCACGATTCTGTCGCCAGCCCATGTTCCGATGATCGGGTGCTCACTTCTTAGGTCCCCTCCACCACGTCCGTTGCCATCTGCTAGTAGAACGGCTAGACCAGTCATCGCTGACTGCCCGTCATTACCAAACTCCATTAGCTTTAAACCTGATCCAAACTTGTGGGGACACAGGTATTCCTCTTTATCAATATTAGTGATTTTATAGTATTGTCCCATCACGTCTCCTTTGTCTGGCACAGCCCTTCTTCAATAAGCCGTACCGCCATTCTTCCGTAGTGGCCTTGTAGATTCCAAGCCATTCCGGAGTTAATCAATTCTTGAAAGAAACTAATTTCCTCCTCTTGAGACATCTCGTCAGCCTCATAGGACATGATCTTGTTGACCAAACTAGCTTCTTTGTTTTTATTACAGACTTCGTCCATTACCTACTCCTTAGGTAAACTTGTATACGAGGTGTCGCCCAATGACTAAGAACTCTTTGATATTCTTTGTGGATTTCCCCGTAGGGGGTGCCACATGGAAAATTCAGTGCAGTGTCACTAACTTTGGTGACGAAGGAATTCTCTTGCCTGAGGAGGACATAGATGTAGTCAGGATTATGAACGCCCAGCATAACGGAGTTAGGCTAGATGAAAGTTCCTGGAAGGCCCTATTAGAGGATAACAACCTATTGGGCAGCTTTTGCGAGAAAATGCTTTCTACGCTGTCTTTTGTGCAGTGGACTCTTTCTGGTCCAATGGCAGAGGCGTAGTGTCAAATATGAAGGACTGCTCATAGTCCGGATATTGTTGGCACATCTCTTTTTTATCTAGAGGGTTCACCGACGCCTCTGAAATTGTAGTCCCCGGATTTGATTGCGGCAACATCCGCATCACGGGCTTTTCTATAATCATCACGCTTCTCTTCTTTGCTTTTACAGTCCATGCAGATAAGTAATTCAGAATACATGGACATAATATGACAATTGGTCTTTGTGTAGCAGCGTTGACAGCTACCGTTCCATTCTCTCATTGTTTCTCCTAAAGGGGCGAGAAACCCAGCGCCAGAAAGCGTTTAGTTTATCGCATAGCCAGAGTATGGCATCTCGTCGTTCTTCATAAGTTTTTCTATCTAAGTACATTCTATTCCCAGCTTGCCTTAAAGGTTTCTGTTTGCTGCAAGGCCGTACGGACAGCAGACATCTCCGCAGAGAAGTTTAGGGGGTGGCCATGGTCATCGGTAATACCTGAGCTATTTCGGACCATATATTCATTAACTATGTACAGTAATGTTTTCACTGCCATCTCCAACTTTTTGATTTCTGCTTGGTAGTCATCCTCATTCATTTGACGCCCCCTTACGAGTTTTGTGTCTATACCTAGCATTTTTATTAGAGCAATCTCTAGAGCAATATTTACTATTCTCCCTGGAGAATGCCCCCTTGCCATCAAAACCCTTATCACACATATGCCATGCACAAATATCGGTGTTGGGGACAGGTCGTTCGACCATAGGGGGGCGTTGCTCACAGTTTAGGTACCAACATTTTTCAAGTTTTATTGGATACCTAGGTGATGGTATGTGGTTGGGGCAGACCCACTCATCCAAGTTTAGCCAGCGGGATTTTTCGCGTCCCATTCTATCTCCAAGTTATTAGCGTTTATCTAACCGGGGGTTGTTACTCCTCGGCTTGCTCTCGTAGTTTAGTGAATATTTTGCAGACCTTACTGTAGGCCCGCATCATTTCTCTAAGTTTAGGTTTATCTCTCGCGTAAAGCAGCCCGTTCATGTCTATACGCGCAATAGGAGTCCCATCACTGTCGGTTGCCATTTCGTAGTAATAGTACCCTCCAGATGGGTGGCTAGGGTTAAGCACCCCAGTACCAAAAGTACAGCCATGTCCGTATTCACCACCAGCACCGTTGTAGGCGATGAATCTGCAACCGGCTACGCCCATCTCTCCAAGCTCGTCGTACCAACCATAGTTGGCCTCGTATTCCTCTATAATAAGAGCACCGTGTTCGAAGGATACCTCGTCAGCCCAGAAATCTCCGGAGGAGGTGTCTCCCAGAGCGTCTGGCCAGCTTTGGTATGTTTTAGGCTCTAGGTGCTCTTTAGCGATTAGATAATCGTCAGGATGAATCTGAATCCTCAAGTAGCAGCGGTCACCCACGGGCCACCATCATCATAGGTGATGCCCATGGACATGCAGGACACCCAAAGTAGGTACCTTTTCCTGCGCCACCCTTCAAGAGTTCTTGCTCAACATCTACGGTGATTTCCATCACCTCTTTACATCCGCAATGAGGACATCCCTCCTTACGAAGCTCTTCCGGTGCCTCTTTAGCAGTAGGCACTCCTACAGGGTTGCTGTCTACAAACCCGTAGTCTCTAATGTTATCGGTCATTTTTTCCTCCGAATTGTTTGTCTACTTTTCTAAGCCAGTCCCAGTCAATGGCGTCACAGATCTCGCTACAACGACTTCTACCAAACAAGGTAAGCTCGTGACCTTCTTCTGTAGCGGCATCTAGGACCATGCGAACAGCGCCGACAGCTTCACGCTCAACGTGAGCGAGGTGCTCACCCATATCCGACTTGGCATCATCTACTCCCACGGCGTAAGCCTCGTGGATGACGTACTCAAGCATTCTATGGATGCCCTCAATGGGCTCACCCGAAGCGGTTACTTCGTTGTGTAGTATCTCCTCGAAGTCCTCTAGGTAGGGGTACTTCTCGTAGATTTTGTCGTACAGTGCGGCCAGGGGAGTATCCCCTGTTACATAGTCAGGCGGGTCTTGGTCGTTTGGTGATCTAGTCATCATCAAACCCGACTATTTTGTAGCCCTTGCCTTCTATAAACTCGATGGCTTCTTGCTCTATAGCGTCACCAATCATGTTTGCATCATAATCTTTATCTGTGCTGTCCGGGTGGTTGTCTACCCACCCAAGAGACTCCGCGAACTCCAGGGTCTCCCCGAAGCATTCATAGTTATATATTTTCTCTGTCATACACTCATCCTTTCGTTCGTTACTTCTGACTGATACCAGCGGAGTTCCGCCCGGTTTATCCACTGGCTCTTGCATTCCACACAAGAGCATCGCTCATACGCCTCCGTCATAGGAGGCTCTTCATCGTTGCCTAGCCCCTCGCTCTCGATATTATCGCTAGCGCAGACCGGGCATCTCTTAGGGATTACGGTGTCCTCAAACATCATCCATCTCCTCCAGGAACTCGTCATCAAAATCAGAAGCAAATTCTTCTTCTTCCTCGGCTCTTCGTTCCATGTAGTTAACAAGCTCCTCTACCCGCTCGTGCGCTTCGTGGCTCGGGGAAAGGAGTGTTTCGATAAAATCGCTGAGCACGCTGACCGTTGTCCGGTCAGTCCACCCCATCCTCATTTGATATTTTAAGACTGTCTCATACATCATCCACCTCATAGGTATCGCAAAGACCAAAGGCTTCTGTGCAACCCTCACGTTCTATGTCATCAAGCCTCGCCCTAGCTCTTGCAAGTAGTGCGGGCATATTTTCTTTATTGAAGATGGCTTCTTCGTCAGCCTCGGTTTCGATACTGAACGCCATGTCCATCATGTGGTTATATTTAATCGCCATCTTCGTCCCCCGACTTCAGGCTTAAGCCATCCATAGCCCCAAGGGTTTCGATGACCTCCCAACCGCTTTTACACATGTGGGATTCAATATGTTTTCTATTGTTAGTTAGGAACTCTTCTGCTTCTGATTCGGTCACATCAAACATGTCGAGCACGTCCTGTGCCACGAATGCACATGTCGCCTTAACCATTTTCGGCCTCCGTTTTCCAGTGACTAAACGCGTCTTCTATCTCTTCTTTGGTGGGGACTCCGCGACCATCATCATGCCAGGGCTCTCCCTCATTTAGGCAGAACCCCTTTTCATCATAGAGGTCATAAAAGCGATCCCCGTCACTTTCGGGGTCATCCCCCTGCCAGCACAGGTCTACCTCTACCTTCCGTCCATGTATCACGTACTTCGCAACACATTGATTATGTAGACCCCCCATCAGTATTCACACGAGGTGCTCATCGGATCACCAAGGCCGTTCAGGGTTTCACATACCCACCTGTTTAGGTCGTAATGTTCGATTGCTTCGGGCGTGACCACCGCTGCTGTGCCCACTACATATCTATACTTCTCAGCACCAACTTCCATAAACGTTATGGACCATCCATCAGCGATGTGGGGCTGCATTTCTTTGAAGATGTCTAGGTCGTGATGTTCACCCGTATCTTCGTCCTCTACCCAGCAGGGGATGCTCCCGCAATCGCTGTTAGGACCAAAAAGAAACCCGTATAGTCTACCGTGTTCCTCTGTTTCATGAGTGATGACCTCCGCTTCAGGAATTGTCTCAGCCCACCGGAGGAACACCGCCTCGTCTTTAACTTTCACGTAGCTCGTTCGAGCCGTTGCATAATAATTGGCCATGTGGCATCTCCTCAAAAGAAGGTGTCCGGTCTTACACCCCGGACACCTATTAGTAGTTATTCTTCTTTTAGTTTCTTGAGACCGAAACAGTATTGGCACCCACCCGGATGACCGGGCGGCTGAATCTCGCGATCACACATACATAACCATAGATATTCGTTAACTAGGGTTTCTAGCCAACAGAATTCTATGGCGTCTTTGTAGGCTTCCTCAGCAGTTCTGTAGGGCCCAACTTTTTCCTTAACAATATATGAGTCTTGATAATCACAGCCATCCTTGAAAACCGCGTAGAACCATTCCGCAGAAACTTGTGTTACACGGAACTTGAATGACGCAACACAAGCCCCAACCCCATCGCCTACAATGACCTCCCCTCCCCGAAGTGGGTCAGGGTATGAGTCTATCCAATTAAACCACAGGGGAAGTTGGCTACTCATCGTCGTCTCATTACTTTTGCCCCACAACCTTTACTGGTTGACCGTGTCGGTCCATCACAGTGAAAAATGAGTGGGCGGCAGCAACGCTATCGAGCAGGTAAGTCCGCAGGTCCCAATCCCAACATTCTGGTCTGTCCCTAGCGGGTACCCACACCACAACGGGCGTGTAGTCCACAAACCTAGGACTCTCAATATCCCCACCAGAGTACGTCTCAATCTCACAGTCAGGAAAGGAGTCCTGGCAAGCCTCCTTACTGTGATAGACATCGAAAGACGTTAGTTGACCCTCGGGAAGATTCCCATCCACTAACGCTGGTTGGTAGTACTCTCCGTATACCTCATATAGTTTTGGTGTATTGTCTGTGTATGACATTTATTTTCTTTCCTTCGGTGCGCTGGGACCGCACCCTTTAGATCCCCGGTGCGCCTCCGCACCGTGTCCAGCATCACAAAAAAGAAAGGCCGGATGGGTTCCCCCACCCGGCCCTCCGGTTAATGTACTTATGTATTCTTGGTAGAGGCTACCGCTTCTTAATTCCCCAAGCTTCAGGGCAAGACCAGAGCCAATCACTATCTGCCCACTCGGCCCATTGACTAGTTACCGGTGGCCTGGGCTCAGACTCTACATATTCTAGTAGGTATTCCGCATATGATTTGAGGACAGGCTTCCCTTCAAAGTTAAAGTAGTCCTCACCAACATGCTCACATTCAGCGTAAGCCTCTTTGAATGCCTTTACTTTTTCGGGAGCTAACCACGTAGAACTCCTGTTTGTTTGCTTAGCTATTAATCTTTCTATAGGCATTAGAACCTCCTTATTTACCCGCTTTAGCGGTAAGCTCCAAATGGAGCCCGTCTTCTATACGGGCATCTTCTTCACTATTAATCAACCTGAGTTCCCACTCAGGAGTATACACAATATTGCCCCACCCAGAGTACATTGGCTGTATGTCTAATGGCGCACCGAACTGTCTACCAGCCGAGCTAATCCAAAGTGGATTACGTTCGGTGCCCTCCTTGAAAGCTTCGTCATACTCAATACGCCTAGACTCGTTACCAGACTCTGAGGCTACTCGAAGTCCTGAACGGTTATGCCGTATATCTTTGTATGTACCACGAGTTTCATGAGCACGCCAAGCTATAACTGTTTCCGGGGGGATATCGAACAGATTTCCAACGGTTTTCGATGGGAGGCCGTGGGCAGCACTTAGTGCAAAATTGCGTAGAGCGCTCTGGCTTTCCCTGCCTGGGATGGCTTCAAAACACATGAGGCTGGGCGAGTAAGTAAAGAGGTACTGCTCATAGACTTGAAGCTCGTGCAGCTTCGCAACTATGAAGTTCCCGCAGACAAATGGTGTACCGTTACTATGATTGGATTTGCTGTGGTAGCAAAGCGCCATAACAGGTACGACCCCAAGCCCATGCTCCAGTAAGAGGACATTCAGACAACTTCGGAAAGCATCCATTCTAATCAGCCCGGTACCGAGCGGTGTAAGCTTCCCATTCTTTAC